TCGGAGCAATCGGAGCAATCGGAGCAATCGGAGCAATCGGAGCAATCGGAGCAATCGGAGCAATCGGAGCAATCGGAGCAATCGGAGCAATCGGAGCAACCCGAGCAATCGGAGCAACCGGAGCAATCGAAGCAACCGTAGTTAGTTGCGTTTTGTTTTTCCCAGTCGCTATTTTGGATCGCAAATTTTTTTGAGACGCCGTTTACGGATTTGTCCGCTCGATTATCGAAGTCTTCCTTGGTTTCGAATATTTGAGTTGCCATATTTTGAGTTAGTTAAATCCTGATCCCCGCAACCTCAGAGACGGCTTACTCGCATTGTGCAGAGGCGCATGATCGCTGCGGGGAAAAGTGGGTTATCTTACGCTGGCCAGCTTCTCCAGCTCTTCAGCCTGCTCTAACAACCGTTTGGCCTCTGCTCTCTTTTCGCTGGCCTTCCGTTCAGGCGCACCAATACAAGCTTCGCGAAGTTTTCTTTCGACCTCAGCAGAGTCGTCGCAAGAAATGCAGCATTCATCAAAACAATTCCCGGTCCAACTGATATGAAATTCATTGACCGAAAATAAGACATTGAGCTCTAGGCTTCGAACTGGCAGCCCGTTGCTTCTGATCTGATTCAGCCTTGCGACCATCCACGACTGAACATCAGATTCAGTCACTCTGGCCAAAATGCTCTCATCTACAGGTATTACTGGATACATAGTTCCTTTCGGTTGTTAAATTTTGATGCCGTCGCGAGTCAGCTTTTCCTTAAATGCCATCCTAGCAAATATGGATTGGTTGTTTTCGATCTCCGGGTGCTTAGCCAACCATTCGTTAATCCCGTCGAACATCTCAGGAGGAACCTGCGCCGATACCAATGTTTGCTTGGTTTTTTTGGTCCTTTTATCCGAGTTCCGCTTCACAGTGTTCTCTATCATCGAACACTGTTCTACACTATCCGTAATTTCCGGTCAATATATATTTTCAAAAATATTGATTTTATTTACCAACAGTGTTAAGAGTGCTGACAATTATGGGTAAACGGCGCGGTAAGAAAACGGTAGGTGCTTGGGTTACGCCCGCATTACAAGCCAAAATTGACGAATGGCTAAGACGCCACCCCGGAACTAGCCAAACACATTTTGCGCTGACAGCTTATGCTGAAAAACTGCGGAATGCGGGTATAAAGGTCTCCGATGAAGAAGTATTTTCAGATTACCGCGTTAGAAGGCCCGAAATTGAGGCTGAGGCTAATTCTTTAGAGGGCAAAGCGAGCACAACACCTTCTGCCGGACTTCGCTGGAGGCGAGATCATGTCCGTAACGTTCATCAAAAATAACGGTGATGGCCTGCAAAATGTCGTCGATTTCATCATCTTGCCGTTGTTGTGGTAATTCGCGAAGATACTTCAGAAGGTCTCTATCCATTTTTCATAATCGGCTACGCCCTGCCTAGTTTTCGCCCCCAAGCCTTTGCTCGCAATTTTGACACAGCCTGACTCGTGCCAGCCGTAAACCATGAGCCGCAAAAGTATTGCCCCTGGCATCTATGTTGATTCTCGAAATGGAAGCTTTTTAGAGCGCCCCATAATCAACGGCAAAACAACTTGGCGCAAAATCCCCGCGCAAACCCTAAAAGATGCCAAAGATATGCTTTCGGCGCGGCGCACAGACCAAGCACGCGCAGTGCACGGGTTGGCCCGTGATCCTTACGCACCTCCAGCCAAAACCGTGGCGGACTTATGTATTGAATACGAAAAGAAAGGTTGCCCTGATCGCCAGCACAGTTCGCGAAAAGGTAAGCAGTTGTATGATGAACAAAGCCGAATCAAGCAACTGATCGCATTTTTTGGCAAACGACAGGCCGACACAATAAGGTCAAAAGACTGCGGTCTCTATTTTAGTTGGCGTAAGGCGCGCGTGAAAAGGGGCACCGGCGCACGCACGACCGATCTTGAACTGGTTACTTTGGCTAACGTTTTTAATTGGGCGGTATCTCTTGGCAAGATGGACGCTAATCCGATTGCAGTCCGCCAACGCTTTCGACCGGGCAAAACGATTAAGCACTGTTATCAATTCATGCCCTCTGATGCCGAGGAGCTTCACGCGCTTGCGACCTATTTTTTTAAGCGGCGACAGAGCGAAGTCCTCGGATGGCAGGTTTTGTTGCAAGCCATGACCGGCTGTAGAACCTCCGAGATTGTCCGACTGCGATGGGATGCTAAGGATCGCACCGAGGCTGGTTTTGTTGAAAACGATTGGCTGTGGTTGAATCGTTCGAAGAATGGAGTGCGCCCTTGGTCTCACATTCACGATTCGCTTAAAGAATGCCTTGAAGCATTAAAACGCTGGCGTTTGTGGAGAAACAAGACTGGGCCTTGGTGGTTGCCCAGTTCACACAGCGGAAAGGAAATTCCGTTGAATGCGTCATCTCTCACAAAGTCACTGGCGCGGGCCTCGCGCTCCGTGTGCGGCAAACATCGCACTAGTCACGGCTTGCGTGCGTACTACGTGACCGTGCGCCGGTCGCAAGGCATTGGAGACGGCCAGATCGCAGACGAGCTTGGCGACAGTAGCGGAGCCTCGACAGTAGTCGCCAGCTACGGTGGCATTCCAGACAATTGGCGAGGAGGAGAAGGTTTGACTTGGATGCCGAAAGGTGAACCGGCATGGGCGATGTTGAAGATGCCTGGCAATATTCTCTCTCTGGATGTACACGTGCCAGTACACGAAAAAAAATAGCTTCCATAAGTGGCGCGTCCGACAGGACTTGAACCTGTAACCTTCTGATCCGAAGTCAGTTCCTCCGCCAGTGTAGAACACTGTGAATCAGTGGTTTACACAATTAAGAGCACATGCCAACAAGGCTTTAAGTGCATTTCGATACGAAAATGCAGAATCAGTTAGGAGATAAAAAAATGTACACAGACCTGTACACAGCAAAATAAGTGTTGACGAGTGTAGAACACTGTGGTGAAGTCGCCTCGGTGTTAAGTGACAGAGATTATTCCGCGCTGCTGTTGGTTGGCAAATGCCCGCCTTGGCTTGCACTTGACACCAAACCGATCAGCAGCAGCGCCGAACAATCACCTACCTATGACCTTCTTGGAAACACTAAAATCCTCAAGGGACCCTTTACGATTACACCTTTCTAGTCTGAACTGCTTCTCGGAACTTCACGACTTGCTACGTAATAATCCGGATTCGGCTACTGCTATTAGCGACATACTTACAGGATGCCGAAACCCTGACGTACTTGAATCGTTTTCCGCTCTTTGTAGAACCATCTCGCAAACAGGAGAGCGTTGTTACATCGCTGGAGAAAACTCGCACAAGGAGAAGTCGCTATGAGCCTAAAAGCATTATCTTGGGCGTTTGAAACGGAAGTTCAATCGTCCACACAAAAACTGGTGCTTTTGGCACTTTGTAACTTCGCCAGCGAAACCGGTAAAGCGTATCCCACTGTAGAGACGGTCTGTGGTATCACCCAAGCTGAGGACAAAGCCGTTCGCCGGGCGCTTAAATCATTGACCGAACAAGGACTGATAGTTGATACCGGAAAGCGTACCGGTGCAACCCAGCAAGTGAGGGTATATCAACTCCCCAATGCAGCGTGCCATTCAAAGATACCCCAAAACGGACACCTTACTCACGTCGAAGACCCCCGAAAGACCCCCGAAAGACCCCCGAAAGGTACCCCAAAAAGGGTAGCAGAACCGGGAACCGGGAACCGGGAACCTAAATCTCTAAAGAGATTTAGTATACCAACGTTTTCAGAAATGGAACTACACGCTTCAAAGATCGGATTACCACCGTCTGAGATTGAAGGGTTCTTTGCTTATCACAGTTCCCGTGGATGGAAGTATAAAACCGGACTTCCGATGGTGGATTGGAGGCAGGCAATGGTGACGTGGAGGGAGAACGCTAAAAAGTTCGCTAACGGCCACAGCCGCCCGCAGCGCCAACTGTTCACGCCATGAAACTGATGAAGATCAAAAGGTTTTTGGCTCGGTTGGCACTTCTAGCGTGTGCAGTACCTTCGCGTATTTTCTGGCGTTTTGCTTATTGGCAATCGCGTCTCAACATTTGGTTGGAGGCTATCAGGTGACCCGCGAAGAGTTCATAGCTAAAAACCCGATCATGACCGTACTCGAGCATCGTGGGGTAAGGGTGATCGGCGGTGGTGCTCAACGCTCGGTGAAATGTCCGTTTCACGAAGATCGGACAGCTTCAATGTCTGTAAACGTAACCACTGGATTGTGGCATTGTCACGCAGGCTGCGGCGGCGGATCGGTCATCGATCTGATAGCCAGATTCGACAATATCACACCGATCCAAGTGTTGAAGTCCGCCGGCGTAAACGGAAACGGCCATGTCCACCGAATTGCGACGCGAGAAGAGCCGCTGAAATGGGAAACGGTTGCTACCTACAATTACGAGGACACTCTTGGGAACATCGTTTATCAGGTCGTCAGACAACACGCGCCGGTCAAAGACAAGGAATGCGGATATGTGAAGACGTTCAGGCAGCGACGGCCCGTTGCAAACGGGTGGGTCTGGGACATGGAAGGCGTCGAGCGCGTGCTATATCGGTTACCTGAGTGGGCAAATGAAAAATCAGTTTGGATAGTTGAGGGAGAAAAGGATGCCGAAACGCTGATAGCGATGGGCTTCAACGCGACATGCAATGTCGGAGGGGCCGGTAAGTGGCTGGACGCTTACACTGAGTCGTTGCACAAAAAACACGTAACGATCTGCGGAGACAACGACGAGGTAGGCAAAAATCACGTAAAAACCGTATTCGATTCAATTGCTGGAAAGGTAAAGACCCTCCGGCTCGTAAAGGTGCCAGAATCATTCAAGGACGTGTCCGACTATGCCGCATCCTTTGACAATAAAGAGGACTGCAAACACGCTTTGGAAGCACTGTGGGACGCAGCAATGCCGCATGTCAAAGGCGTCGGGATGCCGATATATAAAATGTCGGAACTTGAACCAGGCTACGAACGATTTGTCCAGAACCTCAAGCACACGGCCTACAACCTCGGAAAATGGATCCCCGGAATGTATAAACTCCGCGGGCTTGTCCCTGGCGACTTAGCTTTGATTCTGGCCGGGACAGGGATTGGAAAAACCGCATCACTTACAAACATCGCCAAGAGCGCGCGCCCGTTGCCGACACTGTTTTTCGAATTAGAACTGCCAGCCGAAACGATGTACGAACGCAGCATGGCACTTTCCAGGAATCTGGCCTGCAAGGAAGTTGAGACGACATACAAAAACGGTGAATCACTTGGAGAAAATGCGGTGGATAGCGATTGGCCGCATCTTTATATCTGCACTCAGCCGGCACTTACAGTTAAAGACCTTGAGATGCTTATTTCACGAAGCGAATTGAAGATCGGCCAGCGCCCGAAATTGGTTCTGCTCGATTACATTCAACTGATGAAAGGGCAAGGCAAAAGCAGGTACGAGAGAATCAGCCAAGTAGCCGAAGACCTGAAAAATATGGCCAAGGCACTTCAAACAATCGTCATAGTGTCGTCGCAGGTGTCGAGAAAGGGAGACGATTCTCACCCGGACGTCACCCTGCAAGACGGCAAAGACAGTGGCAGTTTAGAGAATTCCAGCGGGTTAGTACTTGGGCTCTGGCGGCCTAGCAGCGACACCGCAAAAATTCGTGTGCTTAAATCCACGAAGGGCGGTGCCGGGATGGAATTCGAGTGCGATTACAATGTGAAAACGCTGGCGATAACTGAGCGCAGCAAAGTGAGGACGGAAAATGACAACTGAGACAGAACTTAAAGAGCATCAGGAACAAATGAGCGAGCAACGGGAGCGGTTCCAACGGTTTTGGGATTCGATAATATCGCCGCAGATCAGCGACAAAAGCGAGCGCGAAAGAATGGATCTGATGCACAAGGCTTGGGGTATATGGCGAGACGGGAAGTTAACAACATAGGACGAAAGGACACAATGAGCACTGAGAAACATACGGAGTTGCTGCATGCTATTTCGAATTCTCAATTTCGCAGGGTTATGGAAGGATTTCGCGACGGTGTTTCAAGAAAACCAATTGTCCAACACGATAACGTTGAATTTCAGAAATGGTATGAAGTTGGTTATTTGGACGGACAGAAAATCTCTCGCGCTTACTCTGACAAACTTTGCGAAACGATTGGACTACAAAACCCCGTAATCGGTGCCACTAAATTATGAGTGCTGAATTCTATCCAGTAGGAAAAACTGAGCATCCTCACACGCCCACTCCATGGGGAATCGAGCGAACACCATCGACCAACTGGATAGGTCCACTGAGGAAGAATAGTCACAAGGTAGATCGCATAGTCGTTCACACGGATCGTGATGGATTGAAGGATGATGCCATTTTCCTGAATGATGCCGATGCCGACTTCATCGTCAAAGCCGTCAACAACTACGACCGCCTCGAATCCTCCCGCAAGGAGTTGTTGGAGGCGTTATGGGAACGCTACGCCGACCATGAATACATGATGCATACAACAAACAATCCTTGTGACTGTCCTGCGTGGGAAGCTACTCGTAAGGCAATTAAAAACGCCGAACAACTGAGGCACGAATGAAAGCTGAAACTAAGGCAGACGAAATAGGCAAAGTTATCATCTGTGATCCAGAGCATCCGCACGCTGACGAAGTTGGCGTTTTAACTGGTAAGATTATTTCGTTATTTGGGAAACTCATGGCTGAAGTTAAATTGGACAATTGCTCGCATGGAACAGATGCGTGTTTTGTGTCCAAGGGACAGATCAGACAAGTATGATTCCTAATCCTAGCACCGGCTCAACCAAACCACTTCGCATCCGATTCGCCGAGGCGTTGGGGTGGAAACTTGACGATTCATTAGCTCACGAAAATGGTGGCATCAAGTGGATTCCACCAAGTGGAAGCTATTTATATCCGTGGCATAAAACCAAAGAGGATGCATGGCGATATGCGACAATTTGCATGGACCCACGCCTTCCAGACCCTACCGACGCCAACCACGTCCGAGAGGCATTGATGGGGATGACGGAAGAGGAATGGCGTTCATTTAGTGAGAAACTTTACAGCTTCTTAAGACCCGCGACGACAATTAGCGTTATTGAACAGATCCTCAAAACCCAACCCTCAACCCTCGCAGAGCTATACTGCGAAGTGAAAGGCGTGAAGTGAAAATTATTAAAACAGACAATTTCGCTCGCGAAACAATATCGGACTGCTTAATTGCCGAAAAAGTTCCGGCATTTTATGCCGATAAGATAGTCGAGGACTTGAACAAACGATTTAGTGGTAATTCCAGTCCTGATTATTTCAAGGCTGTTGAAGACAACTACAAACTTTACTATTTCGATCCATGACCCAGAACAACACAACCGAACCCACAATCAACGAAATGCGAATTGCGATTAAGCGCACCCGTTCGTCGTGGACAAGCATGAAGGACAGGTGTTTGAATCCAAAGAGTGGTAAGTTTAGCCGATACGGAGCTTGCGGCATAACAGTCTGCGAACGTTGGTTGGTATTTGAAAATTTCCTTGCTGACATGGGATCGCGTCCGGATGGAACGACGCTCGACCGCTATCCAAATAACGCCGGAAATTACGAACCCGGAAATTGTCGATGGGCAACAGATTCAGAACAGCAATTAAACCGCACAAACAATAGAAATATTACGATAGATGGAGTGACAAAATCCTTTAAGCAATGGTGCATTCACTTCGGCATAAACATGGGGACGGTTTATTGTCGCGAAAGGTCTGGGATGGATATTGTTTCAGCATTGAGCACTCCTGTGAAAAAAGATTACCAAAAAGAGAGCGCCATGCAGAGATGGGGAAAACAACGTCTCACCGCCCTATACAAAACCATAAAGCAATGAAGATGTTCCCAATCCAACGTTATGCCAGTGATCACATTGGGGAAATCCCTTGGGATGTAATTGACCCCCACGAAGAGCAGGCGCGTTTGAACCACGGAGGCCAATCGTTGCAACGGCTTGCTGAACGTGGCGGCTTGAGTAGCTGTGAAGCTGTCTATGTTATTCTAGATTGTCCTTTTCCGTTATTTCCAAACCTTAACAGTCGGGATAGTCACGAGACTTGGGCGCATGCCCATAACGAAATTCTAAAGGCACTTGTAAAATCCAAACAATGAACCCCACCGAAACCGCCAGACAATGTGCGGAGGAATTAGCAAAACAGTTCGGAGGTTTTGAATACCCGAATTCGCTACTTCACCAGCTTGCAACAATCATTCAACGTCATATCGACGCCTACACTGCCGAACTCAAAGCTGAAAACGAAAGTCTCAAAAAGGCGTTGGAGTCCGAGTCAAAAGGCACCTTAATAGTCGAAGTTCATCGGCTTAAAAAGGCTTTGGAGAAGGCACAGGAGGAAATAAATTGGCAAAAATTTGTAACCGACAAAGCAAAGCATCCAGAATTAGAATACGGGGTATGGAAAGCACGCGAAAGTTGGAGTGCCGATAAACAGTTTGTAGCTTGGGCATGTGACCATGGATACGGATTTATTTCTACGGGTAACCTCCATGCGATTTACAACGCCGCTGTTGAAAAGGCCAACGGGTATTGGATGTGCGAGTTGCTTAAAACGAGAACCGACCAGCAGCAACTTCGGGCACAACTCACCCTCTCCCAAGAGCGTGAGAGGGAGTTGGTTGCAGCATTCCATCACAACCACGTTTCCGATAACCAAAGCGACGTCTGTAAAAGTTGTGGACTTGATTTACGTGATTCCATCCATAATCGGGCCGACAAAGCCAAAGCAGCACTGAAGGGAAGTGAGCATTGTCACGCAGGGAGTGATGGCGAGTGTCATTGGGGCGATTGCCCACAACTTAGGGACGGCGAGCCGAATAAAAGTGGTCGCCACTGTCCATTAGACGACCGAGAAGCATAATTCATCACATAAAAATCACTAGTGTCTAACCACCCACCCAAAAGGAGAATGAGATGACTAAACCCGGAGATTTTATAAAACTAAAAACACCCCAAGGATTGAAAAGAGACTGGACGAAAGTCCAAACAAGCCTCGCCTCGCGCGTCAAGTTCGTAAATGCTCTCCGTTCCATAGTTGGACGCAGAATGCCAAAGAACAAAGCGGGCACTCCTTTGGTATCAGACTTCGATTTGATTGACGCTATAATATCAGAACGAGCAGAAGCCATCGAAGCCGCCATCAATCAAGCCAAGAACGATTAGCTAAATGTCGTCCTCTAGTTCTTCCTCTTTGAGTGGTTTGCGATGGGCATTGGCAATGATCGCTGACTGCGCCCTGCGATCAGTAATGCGATCCCGCTCCCGGCGGATGGAGATTACAATTTTCACCACCACATAAATCACAGTGAGTATTCCAGGAAGATACCTGAGAGCCGCCTCTGGAATTGTCCCCAGCGTGTAAAGAGAACCCGCCGAAGCGAGCATTATGTCAGTTTGCCTGCCCACGATTTTTCGCATTGTTCCACCATTTCAGTCTGGTTTTGCCAACGCCAGGGCGTTGTAATTGCTCAACGCCACAAAGTGTTGTGGCGCAGTCGGAACAAAGCTGTTGGTGGCCAGCAATGTCCAAGGTCCAGTACTCGAGTCAGATTCAATCACAGTCATCCAGTGAAGCACGGCGGGCGCACTCTCTGCGCTTGCACCGGCGCTATTAGTCGCAATAGCTGTGAACTGGCAGGCGTCCAGTCTCGATAGATTGCTCACTATTACTTCAGTCCCGAGCGTCCACACCCGCTGCGTTTCGATGCCATTCGAACGCACGATCACCGCGTAAGCGTCAGCATTGCTCACGCTATCCCATGTGAGTGTCAGATGAAACTTGTTCGTGTTCGGCATCGGCACGCTCTTTGCAAGCGGCGGCAATGGCGGCAGTGTCGCCGCGGTAATAAGCACTGCGCACAAGCTGCACAAGCTGCTCTTTAGCAATGTCGGCGCGGCCTGACAGAGCCTCATTGACGAGGCTCTTAACCTGGGCTTCGTAAAACTGGAGTGTGGGTCTCTCAACCTTCACCTAAATAGTTTCCGGGTGCGACAATTGCGCGATCTTCACCGCCAATGCCTGTGCATCAGCTTCCGTCGGAGCCTCTTTCTGAATCAGCTTTACCACGTCTTCAAAAAGCGGTGGCACCTGAAGCGCAACAGCTTTACCAAGCACAATGAAAGGCAGATATTCTGGTGCCACTGTTGCTGCGATAGTGCTGCCTGTGTTAACTACGGCCGTAATTTCGGCTTTGATTGCGTCGATTTGATCTTGGGTCATAAAATTATTTGGTTAATGGTGAAAATGGAGACATGGCATTATCCACAAGTCCGGTAATGTTCCCGGAATTCGCAGACAAAGCCGAAAGCGCCGATCGCAATGTCGCCTCATTGGCAGGAGTTGCGTTGGTGGAATAAGCCAGTCTCGCGGCTTCTGTGACAGCCAACACGGCGGAAAGTTTTCGACTGGCGTCGTAAACCTGATCGCGAGTCTTGTTCAGTTCGTCGATCTTGGCCGGCGCAGCCCCGTTTGTTGCAGTTCCGTAATAGACGTTGAAGGTATGCACTCCAGAGACGCCAACATCAGCGGCCAGTCTCTCAGAGTGATAAGCGTTTGTGTTCAGGTCCGCGCATCCGATCAGGAATAGCGGCAATAGGAGCAAGAATACTGACAGTTTTTTCATAGTTTTCGATACGTAGCTTTCTCTTTTGTTTGTGACTTCCCAGGATTTGAACCAAAGCCAAATGAGGCCGATGACGCAGCCCGCGCCGAAAGCGGCCGCCAATAAAATGACGGCAAGTATTCTCATCAGATCGTTATTCATGGTTTTGTTTCGGTTTGTGGTTTTGTGTTCGACCCGTCTTGTTTTGGGAACGGCGGATCGGAATCTAAATCGGCATCCTTTGCGCCAAACTTCGCCAACAACGGCTTAATGACCAACCGATGCGTCACCCAAGCCAGAGTGCCATCAATGAATCCAATCAAGGCTTGCGTCAGAATGAACACACGTACGCTGTGCAATGTGCTCATCTGCCAATCGGAGAGCATCGGCAGCAAGAGAGCGCCGGCTAAAATTACGCACGACGGGATCGCGCTATTCGGCACCCATGGACATTTCTTTAACGCGAACCCGAGCGCGAGGCAGAACACGAAGACAAGGCCGCACTTCGGCATGCCTCCAAGGCTGTTCAAAAACTCAAAGATTTTGTCGAGGTCGATGGTCACGGGACTGATTCCTCCCAAGCTGGCATCCAGTTATACATGTTACTCGTCGTTATGAATCCAAGCCCCGAATAACGGTCTCGGATATTGCCGCGCGCTCCTTGCGTCGGCCCAGTGCTGTTCACGTTCGTGCAATTCATTGCATATCGAAGAATGCCAGCAGTCCCCGGAGTTCCTGAAAGCGTGATCTGAATCTGGTTAGTTGTAGCGCCGGTTAACGTGACGCCTGTAATCGTAGGAACGCTCACGTCATTGTTTGTGTATGTGAAGCCATCATGATCAGCCGCCGTTACAAGGGTCGTATCCTTTATCATTCCGGTTCCGGTAATGTTTGTAACTGTCACCGTAATGGTCGAAGTGGATCGCGTTACCGATACCGGTCTCAACGGTTCCCAATAACCTCGACTGAAAAATTTGCTATATGCTGCTTCTGCGAAGTACTCTCCCTGCCTCTGGTACGAAATGTTATAGAGGTGAACCGCGTCAGTCTGGTGAATCAAATGGTACCGTGAAGAAACCAGAATATTGCTCCCGGCTGAATTCTTGTGCAAATCGTACATTGCCTTGACTGCGTACGGATACGATCCGCCGCCCGTCGGCCAATTCAAATCCGCTGATTGCATCCAAAACAATGGCGGTGGCGTCGCCTGTCCAGTAATCGCCGGAATGTCCAATTGATAATCCCGAGACCATTCCGCGATATTGTTCGAATAACCCGTCGTCGCCGCATCCGATTCCCCATGGCAAACCAAAATACCTTTCACGTTCAGCGATTGGCCATAGATCGATTGCTGCAAGGCTTGCTGCATCGTCAAATCGTTCGTCGAAAATCCATAGATATTGTTCACCACCCCATTAATCGTCTCGGTCGAGCTGGACGTTTTCTTTAGGTAAGCGTAGTTTTGACCTCCCTCAGCCCAATTGACCAATAACGTTCCATTGGTGCTCGCGCCGTAGCTGTTGTTCGTGCACAGGTAATAAAGATGATCTGCGAATGCTCTCCAGCCGGTTTCCGATCCATACTCAAACATCGTCGAACGAGTCTTGTTCGGAGTATAGAGAGTGCCATTGCCAGCCGGGTTGAATAGTCCGCCAGTATAAAGCGCTTTCGAGTTTCCATTCGTCGTAATGATCGCCGTGCTGGATAGCGACCCGCTGCCGCCCGCAACCGCAAGGCTCTGGCCCACAATCAAAAATGTCTGCTGCGGAAAATTAAACTGCGCCGTTCTGCCAATCGCTTTCATCAAATCCCGCACGTCCGCGTAATACGATGCGATCAGGTTCGTCCCGATCCCGCTGTCAATCGCGTAAAAGCCAATCGGCTTGTTGATGAAACTAAATGTCGAAGGCACACCCCCCGAAAAATTGTGATACGAGCCCAGGATCGTCACCGGCTGATTGTTCGCCGTAGATGCTGCTGCTGATGAATTTACAACTATCGGCTCGCCATTTTGGTATAGGTGAAGCCGGTTGTTTGCCGTCCGCGTGTAGCCAAATAAACCCACCCCTGGCGTATAGCGATATTGATTGTTCGGAAGTGAAGCAACCTGATCCAGGCTCACGGCGTGCGCCATAATCGGGTCGTTTGAGTAATCCAGGAAATAGAAATCAAACTCGTTTCCTGACGGCGCGGAAGAATGACCCATCGGCCTTTCTTGACTCGCCAAATTCGTCATCGGTTTGCTAATCCAGAAAGCCATTCCCTGATTTGTAACCGGCACCGCCGAGAAAGTCGTATCCAGCCAGGCATTGGCTGGATTGTTCCAGCCATCTGCTTTGGTGTAATTCGCAGATGTCAGTCCGTTGATCGTCAGTCGCACGTTTGAACCTGATCCTTGAACAAGTTTGATAACCGCCGCATTGGTCTGATCACCGGCCAATGGCGAGCAATCAATCAACGAAGACCAGTAACCATGCACCTTGGCATTGACGACAAAGGTATCCACCGCCGCCAAATCGCTCGCTGAAATCGTACCGGAATTGGCAAGGATGTTGGATTGGTAAGTCAGCGTTTCCGACTGAAACCCCGCAAACCGATATGGGTTAATCAAATTCGGCTGTGCGAATACCTGAGCACACGCAAATAGAAGGATTAAGATTTCAGCTCTCATCGCGTGTAGTACAGCTTTACTTTAAGACCAGCCGCCCCGGTTCCAGCGACATCAATGTCAAAAGTGATTAAAGCATCGTCCGCAATCGACGTGTCGGAGAAAGCGTAAGGCGTCGCTGCGGTCGTGCTCGTCGTCTCATTCGCGTCAATTGTCAGTTTAGTTGAAAAGATAGTCGTTCCGGACTCCTTAATATTGACCGTCGGAATTCCTGAGCTCGATGCGGTCGAGAGCGAGGCGCGGCAATCCTTCAACGTCATCGCATGAGGCGCACGCCAACTAACTTTCGCCGTTCCGGTCGTTATCGCTGTCGTTTCGTCGGAGAGGCAGAATTCATATACATTTGTGATCGTACTCGAACTTGATGAATTTGCCGCATAGTAAGCCCTAATAGCTGAAAGCGAGTGCTCGTCCAAACTGCTGTATGGAATCGCGTTTGAAATTGCTATCGTGGATGAGACCGCACCCGCTAAATAGTACGCCTCAACCGAATTCAGCGCGTGTTCTGAAAGGCTTAAATAACCTGAAGCAGCCGTAATCGCCTGATCCTGTGTCGTCGCATAGACAACGAAGGCCAGAAAGCCGATCAACAGAGCGATTGCGGTTATTTTGATTTTCATTGCAAAATCATTGCCGCCTGTAAGTAATTCGATATCATGCTAACAATGAAAGTCCGCACCAAAACCCTGCTTTGTTTGTCGCCTGCTGCTTTGGCTTTGATTTGGATCATATACCGAATTGTTGCCACGCTTAAATCTGGAGGCTACGATCCGATCTAATCATTGGGGTACAATTGTCAGAGTTGTATCGTCAGTATCTAATTCCACTCGCCATAAACATTTTATTGTTGGACCGGTTAGTGAAGAATCAGCATTTTCCTTTATTGAAATCGTTGTCCCAGACACAGTTGCAGTCCATGCAGTTGTCAACGTTCCGGAAGACGTTTTATTCGCTGAAGCTACTGCACTAGCAACCGTCGGAGAAGCCACCGTTCCCGCCTTATTCACTGTCGCCACAGCCACAGTTTCAGTTACCGCTTGGTAATCCGTGTTGTCTGTAGCGGTAGTAGTCGCATAAACCCTCGCCCCGACAAACTTGTTATTTGCAAGTGTCAGGGTGAATAACGTCACCGCCGTTGCATCTGTGAGATTCTTAAATATGGGCTGAATAAACGCGCGTCCAGCCCTTCCATTGGCCCCAAGAAACGGACGCCCATAGTTTGTTCCTTTGAATTCCCAAGTCCCATAAACAATTGGCAAATTAAAAGCAGAAGTATCGCTAGTGTCGGCACTCCAGAAATGACAATTATCCAGAAGAATCCTTGGTGCTGAATTGGATTGAGATGTATTGCCAGAAAATAATGTGCTTCCACTAGTCGCAGTTACAGTGCAGTAGCTATCTTCAACCGTTACTGGACCATCCGTCGTTAAAAACCCCGGTGCTGTATTCGCAAAAGCATCCAGGATCGGTTGGGGAAAATCCCCTCTGGATGCCCCACGGAAATTGACGATCTGAATCCGATTGCTTGGGTTTACGGTTGTTGCGCAAATGTTGTTTATCAAGACACCTTCAGCATCTGCCTCACAATCTCTAATGGTCCAGTCCATCCGATTAGTCGTATTGTTATGGAAACAATCGAAGTAGCCTCGTAATACCCTCACTCTCTCAGTTATCATATTCGTCGCCCCTTTGTGCGCTGGAGGATTAAGGTAGCTGACGCCTATTCCAGCCCACGTTCCCGAATGATGACCAGCTTGCACGGAAGCAATCAGGCTGTTTGTATCGCACGTTACTGTAAAATCGCTGGCGACTGAATTATCACCCTGATTTATCTGCGGCCCGCCAGTTGGGGATGATCCAGTTTCGGGTCCGGCGCAATCAGCCCAACCAAAGAAATTTACCGCATCCTCTCCTGCTCCATAAAGATTCACCCCGTTAGGCAAAATAATCTGGTTTGTTCCGAGATTGTAAAAACCCGGCAAAACGTAAATATTAGTTATGTTCGCTGTGATTTTTGTAAGCGCATTCGAAACCGTGGAAACAGCAGAAAGAACGCCTAGCCCATCGCTTGCATTATTTCCATTGGTTGCCGAAACGATGATTGATGCCGGCGGAATTATGCCTGAGAAAGAACCAGACAAATTCGCCAGATAATAAGCTTGGATCGCTGAAAGCGAATGATCGTCCAGACTTGAGAAAGATATCGCGTTTGAAATTGCGATGGATGGCGCAACTGCGCTGAGTGCTACAAGGTATGCACTATAGTAACTTCTAATGACCGACAAATCTCGGTCAGAAAGAGATTGAAAGGATTTAGACTGTGCAACAGCAGCGCTACTTTGGGCTGAAACCGGAACCGTAAGAACAACGGCAATGACAATTGATATTGCGGTAGCTTTCAAATTTCGCATTTGAATCACGCATCGCACTAACTGAGTTGTCCCAATGTTTCGCCGATCAACCAAAGGTTAATATCGTCTATTTGTTCTTCGCTCATTCCCTGAAGAACCCTTCCAGCCGCCAGCATTTGCGCAGGAGTGGCTGATGCAACACCGGATACTTGGCTATCGGCATATTTGGACCAAATTGCAGTTCGGACGGCCTGACGACTCACTCCAGCCGCGAAAGGAAGATTTTGGACTGCTCGCGTTACCCTTAATCGGACATCGGCATCGGCGAGACCTGTCGGAGTAGTGAAGGCAATTACACATGTCTTAACAACAGCCTCACAAATTTTTTGCTGTTTGGCCGATAAACCCTGAAACTTGGCTGCGTTAGTTACTAAAATATCATAATTCGCCATACGCTTACTTCACTTCCTCATCGAAATGGTCCATCATGCCCTTCTTTGTCGCCCCCGCTGATTCAGCTGGTTGAACTTCAATATCTCCATCCGCATCTTTGCCGACGATGGTCAAGGTGATGGTATCTCCAGGCTTTAAGTTTTCTGCGCCCGGGAAATCCGATGGTAGATAAAAAGAACCGCCTTGATCGTCTGGCTGAGAGTCGTCTGGCGGATTGTTCAAATCGTCTGCCGCGCTTCCCGAATCTGTTGAATCGCCGTAAGGCATAAATTTATTGAGTGGCGGGGCAGGCAACCCTCAATCCTGCCCTGCCGATCTCATGTTTAAACTTCCTCAGTTGTATCGCAGCCGGAGTTGTAAGGCGTCAGCGTCTGGTATGTGCCGTCGCTGTTCGGAGCCGGATTAGTGAACGTCGCCGAGAGCGGGATGTCTGTAACCGCCTGAGCTTCGCGCAAGTGCAGCACCCACATTTCGATTTCGGGATAAATGGTTTTCATCCCGATCTCGAATTCGCCAAGGAAATAGCCCCGGTTCTTTTTGTCGTTGTAGTAGGTGCAGTTAGTGCCTGTTTCAGGATCGCGATACTGAAAAGCGTCCGGTTGTTTCCAACTCCATTTGCCGTTGAGACTGCGCGCGGCAAACGGCATGTCAGGATGCACGCTGGTAATGTCGCCGGTATAGACGACGCGGGCGGATCTTGCGTAGATATGCGAAAGCTGGATGGTCGCGTTTTCGTAGAGCGAATCGAACTGAGGCTTTTTTCCGACGGTTGCCGAGACATTTTGATAGGGACGAACGCGGATCAGAACGCCGTTGCCGGTATGCAGAAAGCGCATTGGCTGTGGATCGACCTTGAAAAGCCAATCGCCACAACCGCCCATGACTCCGTAGGAGAAGAATTGGCCGCCCTTGGTAAAGTCAGCCGCCTTATACATGCCGGTCAGGGCAGGATTGGCATTCGTCAATTCCTGCTGTGTCTGGATGTCGGTCATGATCGTGAACTTGCCGGCGGGCGACATGCCTTCTTTGCCGCTGAGGAATTTCTTATTGAAATAGCCCTTATACATCAGCGTTGGCGCAAAGTGATTCAGGTACTGCATCGACAACTTTGAGGTCGGCACTTTCGTGCTGCTGCCAAGGTTGATGCGCGTGCAATTGTTCGTGAAAATCGAGTTGCTGACGGTCACCGTCGGAAAGCTGTTGGTCTGGCTGCACACATGAATGTAATCAGCTTGGCGCACGGCCAATAGCTTCTGGAAATTGCTTTGAATCTGTTCAGGCAGATCTCGCAAGCCTTCGACAATCGCTCCCAATTGCTGCCGCGCTTCCTCGATGTGGCGCAGACGATCCATGCAGAATGGACGGGTCGTATAATCCCGGTGGTATTTGCCATACGTGCTACGAGTGCTGCCCCAACCGATTTCCAATCGCGTCGGTCCGCACATATCCTGCTTCACGCATTCGCCATTGGTGAACGTGTCCGCATCCATCTGGTCCCAACAGCCGTCGTCATTGTCCATGGCGACATGCACGCGGTCCCAGGTATGAACTGTGCCGCTGAATGCATCCCAATTTTGGCTCTCGTAAAGACCGAGGTAGGTGTAGTCCAGGGGAAAACGATCACGGGCAAGTTCCATGTCCCAATCCGGTGTTCGGCGGAACAAAAAGTCAGAAAGTTTCGGGCAATCAATGGCCATAGCTGTAATTCGTTAAACGGTTAACGGTTTACCGACGCGACGTTGGGGAGGTCGTCTTACGCCCAGCTTTGGCCTTGCAAGGTTCGTTAAAACCTGATGAGAGCGATAATGGCCCGACTCTCAATTTTGCTTATACGACTGATTGAAAAATTTGTCTTGTTATTTATGTTACACAATGTGTAATTTACAGTAAATTCTGTTAACACAGAAATAAATGTAATGTCAGACGTTCTATTAAAGAACAGATTGTTGGCTCTGCGCTTATCGAAAAACATGAGGCAAAAAGAGATCGCCAATCTCCTCGGACTATCTCTTAGAAGATACGGATCTTACGAACGCGGTGAGCGCACACCCGACAGTGTGGCCATGGTGGAATTAATTCGAAGAATTGAAGCGGCGGAAAATGGCAAGTAAGACATTCATCCTCTTAGGCAGACTTGGGGACTTAATAAATTGTCTTCCGATCTTCTTTGCCGAATCACAGACGACCGGACAGCCATGCCGCGTCATGTGTTGCCGGGAATATGCCTCGCTGTTCGAAGGAACTTCCTACGTGCAGTGCATTCCATTCGACGGCAAAGATAATGAACTTCGCCGCGCATATTCTGAGGCTAAAGCAACCGGCGATGAGATAGTCTCTTTACAGGTTATCGGCGACACCCAAGTTGTCAAAGACATCACCTATGGACCTGCTGGATTCGATAAGGCCCAAACCGATAGCTTCCAAAAGGAACCATATTGGCTGACAAAGAATCAGGAGATCTGGTCCAGACAGCCGCCACCTATTTTCGATAGACGGAATACTGCCAGAGAGACAGAATTAAAATTCAGATATTCTCAGCCAGGCATTCTTGTTGCCGCCAACGGCAAATCGTCCCCATTCCCGTATCGCGAATTACTGTTTGAACTTCTGCGCGGAAGATCGCTCCGGTTGATAGACCTGAATCAAATTAAAGCCGAGCGGTTTTACGACTTTATTGGACTGCTGGAATCCGCACGATGCCTGATTAGCGTTGATTCGGCTTTTCTTCATTTGGCCCAAGCCTGTTCAAATATTCCAATTCCGGTCTGCGCCTTGGTAAACGACTCTCCAAAACTCTGGTTTGGTTCAGCATGGCGATACAATCACATCAGTCACATTCGCTATTCAGACTTCCCGTTGCGCGCTGTGGAAATGTTGGATGCAATTGAAGGTATTGGATCAATCGGATCGTATTTCAAGGTTCAAACCGGTACCGGACCTCGCCTCATCCATGTCTGGAGTAAATACGAACTCCACGATGAATCCAAGGCGCGACACCAAACCGCAAAGAGTAGTTGGCTTCCCGAATACGCAGAATGGCCTTGGATTGCCTGCCCAATCGAAGTTGGCGCGTTAGGCCGAGATAGCAACGCCCACTCAATTGTTAAAGACGATCAACGGCATCCGTATGTGAAAGACGTTATCCGACTCGCCTGTTATCGCGCTCGCCCGGATGACATTATCATTCTTACCCGTTCTGATACCTGCTTTTCCGAAACGCTTTCGATGGAATTAATGACTGGTGAATTGCCTGCCTACAGCTATCGAACCTACCGGGATGAAACCGGAGATAACTGGAATCCCCAAGTTGACCTGTTCGCCTTCACAAAAAAATGGTGGACCAAACATCAATCTGATCTGCCCGAATTCTTTTTAGGATCGGACCAATTTTGGAGCCGAACATTGCTTCATATCGTAAAGAGCTCCGGCGGCAGAGAAATCCAGTTCGGAGTTTATCGCTCGCCATCAACCGCAAAAATCCAAGGGGGCAGGCGCTACCTATGGAATGAGCAATGCCATAATGACTTTGAGGCCAAACATGGTCAAATCGCTCTGGCCAAGCCATGCGTCGAACAACTCCCCGCCGCTATCGTCAATCGCCACGCCTTGGACTCCTATGGATACAACGGGAGCATCGTTCGGTTTGGAGGCAAGCTTTTACTCGCATATCGCTATCACGACGACCGTAATCTTTCGACCGCTTTGGCCATCGCTCAAGTCGATGAAAAAGGAAACGTTTACGACAAGAAATCAATCCTGCTGCCGCAATCAGGAGGCTCCGAAGAAGACCCTCGCCTGTTCGCCCACAACAACGAACTTTGGCTATCTTACGTCGATTCGACCTTTCCCGCTATGCCGCCCAGAGCGGTCGTCAAATACGGGCGCCTGATCGAAAGTTCCACGTGGAAACTGGAGAATGTTTCTCAACCGAATTACGGACAGAACGATATGTCCGCATGCGAAAAGAATTGGCTGCTATGGAGTCATGCCGGAAAGATCGTCTGCATCTATTCAACCTCGCCGAAGACGGTTGTTATCGAACTTCAAGGACCAATTGCGAAGATAATCGCTGAATATGATGGTCCTCGCTGGCCGTGGGGCGCAATCCGAGGCGGGGCTACGCCGATATTATACAAAGGCTCACTCTTGCGCTTCTTCCATTCTGCGGTCGATTCCGAACCTCCGCCAAATCGCCGCCGCTATTTCGTTGGCGCAATGCTCATGGATGGTCAACCGCCGTTCAAACCAATCGCGATCTCCAAGCGGCCAATCATTTGGGGAAGTGAGCTGGATACACTTTCGGCGGTAGAACGCAGTGGATGTCTTCAGCACAAAGTAAAAGTCATATTTCCCCTTGGTGCCGTTGAAGCCTCGTCGGGGAAATGGATTTTGTCCGCCGGAATAAATGACAGCCATTGCGGATTGTTCACGATAACTGAGAAGGATTTGAATTTCACATGAAACTCTTTGAACAAATTTCAACCCTTGTTCCATCGCTCGGCGGTTGGACCTCTGTGCCCAAGGCTCAAACGTTCGCCGGATTGATTTTGAGCTATCGCCCGATGATTTCCGTGGAGTTGGGCGTGTGGATGGGAAGGGGAGCCTTGAGTCTTGCTCTCGCCCACAAAGAAATCGGCAAGGGCATGGTTTATGCGATTGACGCTTGGTCGCCCGAAGCTTCAGTGGAAGGACAGATAAATGAGGCCGACAGAAAACATTGGGGAAGCGCAAACCACGAAGCTGCTTATCAATCCGTCCTGAAAAATGTCCAAGTTTTGGGTGTTCAAAATTGCACTACCGTCATTCGAAAAAGGACGCGCGATGTCGAACCGCCAGACGGCATTGGATTTCTGATCATTGACGCCAATCATGGCAATGAAGCCGTGGATGATGTCAAGAAGTGGGCTCCCAGAGTCTTGAGCGGTGGATTCGTTTATTGCGACGATTTGGAGTGGGCGGGTGGCGGCGTGCTTCGTGCGGTTGCCCATCTGCGTTCCATGGGCTTCCGAGAACTCTATCCGATTGAAACCGGCATGATGTTCCAACGCTGCTGATGAAAACTGTTTACCTGCCTTTGCTTGGTCGCACGGGAAATATCCTTTTCCAAGTGGCCTACGGCTTGGCGTGGTGCGATCAAAACGGTTACACGCTCTCCACGTGGCCATGGTTCGGGGAGAAGATATTTAATATTCCAAAAGCAGTTCGGCCAAATGAGCACAAACCAGACATCGAATGGCCGGAACGCATGTATCAGCATCAAAACGATCTGATTTATACGCGCAAACAGGTCCGTGAATGGTTCAGTTTCAAGCCGGAGATTTTGGAGAAGTTAAAGCCCGTCAAAGCGCCGGAAGTCCTGCTCGATATTCGTCGCGGACAAGACATGATCGATGCTGGCTTGGTTTGTCTCGGCAACGAATGTTATTGGGATGCCTGCCTTAAACATGGCTACGGAAGTGCGGATATTTCGTGGGAGATATTTCCGGATTCGCCTACGCGCCTGACTGAATTTGATGGCAACGTCAATGCCTGCGGACTCGGCACAACTGCCGTTTCCATTCCGGCATTTTATAGAATGATGACCGCCAAAGTGCATTTCCGGGCGAATAGCACTTTCTCTTGGTGGGCGGCAACGTTGGGGAATGCAAAAGTTTATTCGCCGGTGATCAAAGGCATGCCGGGCGGAAAATCAAATCAATACTGCTCCAATTTTGTTAATGGAAATCATCCCGTTATGGCCGACTGCCCTCAAAATTCGGACCTGCACCTTGCCGAAGATTCTTTAGCGACATGACTCAACCACTCATTAGTGTTCTGATGCCTACCATCAATCCGATTGAAGGTCTGCGCCGAGCACTTGAATCCATCAAAAAGAGCGCCACGCATTTCGATGCCGTTCAAATCCTGCTGCGCGTTGATGACGATAACCAACAACGCATTTCAGAATTGCCGGAACTCGAAAAAGAGTTTGGCGTAACGGCATTCATCGGTCCACGCGGACGAGGCTATATCGAAATGGGCCAGTTCATTGATGACCTGATGACGTTGGCAAAAGGTCGATGGTGCTGGCTGTTTGACGATGACGCATGGGTTGAAGGCGATTGGCAAACACAGCTCGAAAAGATTGAGTCTGGCGAAAATGGACCGGCCTGTAATTCTGAATTCTATGTGCTTGGTCAAAGCCATTATTCCAATTGGCCGAATAGTGGTCCTCCGGGGTTGATAATGCCAACTGTCATTTGCAAAAAACTGAAGCACAGCAACCCTGTTGATGATCAATGGCTGAGTGTCGTTCGACAAAATAACTGGCCTGTGCAATTGCTCAAGGGCGTATCTTACTTTCACGATGGGAGGGTCAGGTGAGACTCAGTGTGGCATACATGACGGCTCGGCGAGACTGTAAAGTTGAATGGTTCAGAGACTCGCTCTGTCGCCAGATACTTCCGTCCGACGATATACAAATCATCGTCGTGGACTTCTTTCACGCTGAACGCAAATGGTCCAAACTTGAAGGCTGGCTTCACGTACCGCCAAAGCCGACTGTCTGGCAAGGTCCGCATCGCCTTACCAGAAATGATTATTTCGCACCAAGTTCTGCCCGAAATACCGCGCTCTGCTATGCCAAACATGATCACATAGCTTACGTGGACGATCTTTCAGTGCTTGGCCCGCAATGGCTGTCTTCTGTACGCGAGGCTATCACTGGTAACTACATCGCGTGCGGTGCTTTTCAAAAGGTCAAGCATCTCAATATTCAAGTTGGCCGCGTGATTGAGTTCATGGACTTTCCACAAGGCCACGATCATCGTTTCGAAAAAGGTAGCGATAAAAAAGCGGTTGCATGTCCACCAAATTGGCTGTTTGGTTGCTCAGTTTGTCTGCCAGTTGCTGCGCTCGAAAAGATTAATGGATGGCCGGAAGCGATTTGCGATTCTACTGGAGTTGGAGCTGAGGACTGCTTCACTGGCGAAACACTCGTGAGAACGGGTCATGCCGTTAAGTACGATCGCCGAATGTTTACCTATGAGAGTGAGGAATTACACTTTCAGGAGCCATTGATGAAGCGCTGCGATAAGGGTGAAATTGGAAAATCGAATTCCAAATCGTGGGCGGCTGTTCGCATGATGCAGGAATGCAAACGATTCGATAATAACTTTGACCCGTTCCCGGACATTGCGGCACTGAGGAAACACATATTGGCCGGCGGCTCATTCCCAATTCAAAAAAATCCACTTCACGATTGGTACGACGGTCAACCACTTTCAGAATTATGAACATTCAGGAACGCATTAACGATCTGCTATCAAAAGGCTGTAGCGCTATCACGTTTACAAACGGACAAGATGGCGGCGCAATGGTTGCCGCGACTCAGATGATGGGACTCAATGATTGGCATTCAAAAACAACCATCGAAGCAATCGGTTCATCGCACACCGAGGCACTGAATACACTCGCCGAAAAGGTCGAACACCTCTCGAAACTTGTTCCCAAAACAACGTCAAACATCCTGCACGTTCCAAACTCGAATTGATTATGGCTAAAGATAAAGAAATCTTTCTCAAAGACAAAACTCTTTCCGACAAATGGTCCGGATGGACTCATGGCCCCGATGCCGCGAAAGTGTTCGCTTTTGCTAATGCAGAATTGCTTGCTGAACCCGATCTGAATTCGGATATGATACGCGGTGCAAAGATGTACCGCCGAATCCTTGAGAATCTGGCTGAATCCGATCCGCCCGAACCCGAATATCCCAAGAGCGGATTAGAGCACGATTTAGATCCACAACCGAGAACTGTTAAACCAACCGAATAATCATGGTACGGATCGTCTTGCTTCTTTTATCAACGTCACTCTTGTTCGGGTGTCACCGGCAAGAATTACCACAAACGAAAAAAATCTGCTACTTCGTTGGGTTTGAGAAAAACGAATACCCACACTCGTGGAAATTTGGTAATATAATTATGCTTGATGAAATAACACCCGATCATCAGCCAGATCTTAAAGAACTGTTGCGGCAAGCTTGCGCAGCCAACGGTTTTACTCCCACAAATTGCGCAATTATATCGTTCAGCAAATTATAATTCATAACCACATAGCCTATGTTACGACGCATCCTTAATCTCGCCCCCGAAGGTGTAGTTGCCGCACCCGTTACTGCTCCCGTCGCCGATAAAACTTCCGATGCTCCCGCCGCGCCAATGGCCGGTAATTCAGGTGAAGATATTTTTGCCGAATTGTCGGACATGGAGAAACCGGCCAAGGCCATCGAGCCGAAAGAGCCGGAGAGTCCAGATCCCAATAAAAAACCGGATGCAAAACCGCCAGAACCTCAAAAGCCAGCGGATGACAAAGGCAAACCTGATAAGACCATTCAAACGCCAAAGGGTCTGAGGGAATATGCCTCGCGCATTGAATCCGAGAATAAAACGCTTTCAGCCAAACTTAACGAACTGAACGCCAAAGTCACCGATTACGAAAAACGAGGCAAAGATACCACGGCATTGACTGAGCGCATTACCACTCTAGAAAAGCATCTTGAAGAGCGGCAATCGGAAATTCGAGCACTCAAACAGGAAGCCTCTCCGGAATTCAAAGAGAAATACGATAAGCCGTTCGACCAGGCCGCCGAATTCGCCAAACAAATTGTCAGCGGACTTGAAGTCGTCACCAAGCAGGCCAACGGTGAAACTGGCACGCGCGCTGCCACATGGGAAGATTTCGGTTCACTCTATCACCTTGCCAAGTCATCTATGGGTAAGGCGACCGCTGCGGCCAAGGAATTATTCGGTGACTCGGCGCAAACCGTCCTCAATCATATCAACGAACTGCATCGCCTCGATTACATGCGCAACAAAGCTTTGGCTGAAGAAAAGTCCAAGGCTAAAGAACGCGGTGATGCTGAGATTGCCGAAGCCAATAAACGCCGGGAATGGATCGCCAGCACCTGGACGAAGGTCAACACCGATATTTCGGAGAAAAACCCGGATGTATTCCAACCCGATCCGAAGGACAAACAACGGGCCGATTTATTCACCAAATCGCTCGCCCTGGTAGACAGCCGGCACAACGGAACCAGCCTCACTGAAGCGCAGAGAATTACTCTCGATGCCAATGTGCGCCTGCGTGCGGCCGCATTTCCAGTTCTGCGCTACGACCTGAACAAAGCCAAAGAACAAATTGCTGAATTACAGGCACAGATTGCTGAGTTGAAAGACAGTGATCCGGGAAAGACCCAACGACCGGGGGGAGATTCGACCAATACACCTGCTAAAAAGACGTTTGCCGAGGAATTGAAGGATTTGAAGGGTTAAAGTTCTTTTTTCAATTTCTTTTTAAGCCAATCATAGAGCATAAATGGTCCGAGGATTATATACACAATCGCGAGAACGATCGGCTCGATGATTTTGAAAAACAAAGGAATGAATATCGCCGCCACTATTATTACGATTATCGCGATTAATATCCCGCCAGCAATATGGAGCATTCTCCCGAACTTAGCCAAGACCGTGCCAATTTTGCAAAGTGCTCTACCGCGATGTTTTTTTGCGGAAAGTGCGATGCTCTTTTCCCTTACCTGAGTGTTTTGGAAGATTGTACTGACTATTGGGGTATTCGTGTGCCCATTTTCTAGCTATTTCTGGATGTTTTAACCAGAGAAACCGTCTTTGGGCTTCAGATCGGAATGGCATGCACGTTAAGGAGTCGCTGGAATTGTGTTTGTCCCATTTAGCCACTGTCGCCATTCGTTTTCACGATCACCAATTGGTCGTGTTACAATAGGACTGGGCGTGCGTTGCGTTGGAGGCGTTGCCGTCATACTGCGATCAATTGCCGATTTGAGATTGGCCATGAAGGCGTCCGCACCGGTCCCTTTTCCGAATTCTTTAGTCACAGCTTCAAGAAATGGCGGGCTACTGAGAATAAGTGACCATTTTCCCGGTTGCTCAGGAATGCGAGTCAGATAGGATCGGAGTGGCTTGCTTGTCAGCACTGTTGAGAAAATAAAATTTCTCATCGAATCACTGAGATATGCAAATGGTCCACGCCGTTCAAGATTGGCAATCTGTGTTCCAGCCGCAATTCCGCCCGCAGCCGCGAATGACTTGGCCGCCTGTTCTGGGGCTGATTGGAGTTTAACATATTGAGTCAGATCGCCATAAAGTTCATGGCCAAGGATTGATTTTACCTTGTGGTTGAACGTCGGATTTTTGAGCATATCAGCGATCTTCACTCCTGAAAGAATATGCGTGTTCTCGCCCGACATGATGCGGTTCACATCCTCAGCAGTTGCATTACGTGCAGCATCCCGGAAAATCTTTTCGAACGTCTTTTGTCGAAGGTCTTGAACCAGTTCCGGTTTAGAGGAAATCGAAGACAAAACCTGCTCAACTTCTTTCGGCTCTGCCTTATCCAGCATCCGATTAACGAATTCGGTGGGTTTTAGCATCTGCTCATTCAAATCGCCAGAGCCAATGGCCTTCATTATCTGATTTCGAAATATCTCATCTTTCTTGCGCTCTGCTTCGACCAGAATTCTCAACTTATCTGCCGTTGCATTTGGGTCTTTTAGCAACGCCGAAAGCTGCTGTTCATCGATCTTATCGCCTTGAGCATACTTGAGAAATTTGGCCTGTTTGAATAACTCGTTTTCCTGTCCAGAAAACACATCCTTTGCAATCTCGGGATAATTCATCCGAAATTGGTATAGATTCGATATGAACGATTTGGCATCCAATGTATTTTCTCCCGGCAACCGGCTCGATTCAAGAATGTTGTCAGCCACGGCTCGGCGCATGCGATCCAAAACTGGTGGTGAGACGTTATCTTTCATTAATTGCCAATTACGCACCGATTTATCGCCACCAAGCAATCGTGATACGACTTCATAATCGCTGACGAATCCCGGTTCATCAGCACTTCTGAATAAATCAGTCAACCCTTGTCGGTTGAACGGAACAACCTGATTTTTGTAATGCTGATTGGCTGCTTGTAGCGCGGATTTGAGATCACCACTCGGAAGAGACGACACGCCTTTGTCAATCGCCTTGGTCAAAGCGTCCCCGATGTCGGCAAGATAATGTGTGCCGAGTCCGGGGACGCCTTCACCTTTTGCAATATCATCATAAACCTCTCGGCGCATTTGTTGAAGGTCGGAGAGGCTGAATTTAGCGTCCTTTAGATTTGTCACCGCTTCAAGACGTTGCAACACATTTGGCGGCACGAATTCTCTCAGGGTCGCCGTTGTCTTGGAGCTCTCTTTGATCTCATTTCCAAATTGATCTATCAATCCGACTGGCTTGGTCACCATTTGTTCGGATGATGGCAAGGATTTTAGAATGTCTTTAAAGTCAGATTGCAACCCGGAAGCATCAAATACCTTTCCTTCACCACCGGGTAGGGATTTGGCAATTCCATAAAGCCGATCCGCCTCCGCTCTGGCCGCATCGCGTTTGGCAATAACCGATTGTCGAATGTCATTCCCAAGGCTGGACTTGTAAAGCTCGCGTGCCGGCGTTGTTTCTTTTCCAATCATGCTTTCGATGGCTGATTGCGCTTGCATGCCCAATCCGTGGCGTGCGGCTGTTTCTGCGCCAACAGTCGGTTCGATATTCCTTCGAATGGCGTCAATCGCGGCCTGTCCAACTTGCTCGTCTGTGCCGGGATTGCCCATGAGTATTTCCTGAAGCTTTCGAAATGACTGCTCCTGTTCAGATTTAAGTTCCCGAAGCGGACCTGTGCCACCGGGCATCTTCTCTATGAATACCTCAGAGCGTGCGGCAAGCGGCATGCCAGTTGATTCTCCCACACTTAACGGCACACTCACTCCATACTTATCTTTGAAATACTTCTGAGCCGCCAAAGCATCAAATTGAACTTGTCCCCGGTAACTATTGGCGGGATTCTTGAGCCATTGAAAGAAACGCGCTACTGGATAGCTGATTGCACCAACTGCAATGTCAAGACCGGCCATTTTGGCGCGTTCGTTGGCAGTTGAGCCCAAATCCAACGTGCCGCGATCATACACGTTCATCCCAAGGTCTTTAATCAACCCAGTTCCTTCAGCGCCAGCAGTTGCTGTGGCAATATCTTTAGCAACGCTACCAATGCCATTCTTAAGAAAAGGCATCTTTTTGCCCTTTGAAACTGCATAGATGCTGGCAGCGATTTCGGGCACTGAGCCAGCAAGATCGATAAAATCCTTGGCTGACATTTTCCTTTCATCCACAAGCAGGTCTTTGCTCTTTCCGGGATTTTCGCTATCTGGAATACGAACGATTAATCCGCCATCGCTCGATTCTCGCACTGTTCCTGGTCCATATTTATCCTCGAGATATTTGACCTGATTCTTTCTCTCGCGCCGAAACGACAACATGAACCTCTCCCATGGCGATGCCCCGGTTTCGCTATCAAAATCTACTCCTGGTTGCCGGTTTGCATCCCGGAATTCCTGTTCGGATTGTGCCACCGTCGGGCGTATGGCCATTGCTGGAGGACCAAGGCTTGTGGGGCTTGGATTTACAGGAGAAAGAGGCGGGACGTTTGTATTCGAATCATCCGCACCAAGAAATTTTATGGCATCGGCTTGATCCATCTTAGTAAAATCGAATTAGTGCATTCAATGCCGACTTTTCGTCAATCTTGCCTTGTTTAAACAAAGATTTGATTTCATCAGGGCTGAGTGTCCAAAGCGGTGGGGTTGATTGGCCAATCGCGTTTGAATAATTTCGTGCGCGTTGAGTGAGAATGTTGCGCACTGTCGAAATGCGTTGTGAAGCGTCAGGCAAACTCTCGAATATTCCATTGCTCGGGAGTGCCCGCATAATTTCTTCCCTGTCTGCGGCACTGAACCTGCCTCGATCATCTGACATTTCGCGCGATAAACCCTCCCTGAGTGCGATCAACGCAGACCGTGCATCAACCCTATCCTTGTTCATCAATTCTGGCACTAATTGAGATAGCGAGCGATCCAGAATCCATTCACCCGCAACACCAGCGGCCCCAAGGTGCTCCGGTTTCATAACCTTGTCCAAATGGTTCATCAACTCAATCGCATTTTCATAGCGAATTAGTTTCTGTTGTGCTTGAGATTCCGTTGCAACGGTAGCTTGACCAAGACCTTTGCCAACTCGCACAATTGGACGACCTTGATCATCCCATCCGGTAACCACTTCCTGTCCCTTGGTTTGTTCGCGCAGAAGAGCGGCCCGATCACGGAGTTGAGTTGCGGCTGTCGTGTCGCCTTTGGAAAACGCATCATTTGCCGCCTGCTCAGTTTTTTGAATTTCGTCCACCAATTTGACCGACGCTGGAGGTTGTTCTGGTTTTTGAACAAAATCATTAAGAATTCCGGCTTTAAGCGCATGGGCGGCAGTTGGATATTTTGAGAGTGTCTTTAATTGGTCTGATGGACTTTTTGCGTTCGAAAGATCGTTAAAAAGATTAGATGTCTCATTCATCAATTTGGCATTTCCAGCCTGTGTAGTATCGAATTTCTGCTGATCTAAAGCATTCGAAGCTTTTCGATCTTCCAATTCTCCTTCCCGAAATTGATTCAAAGCGTTTTGTTGTGAAAACCGAAGCGCATTCGCAGCATTTGCTTCACGTTCCGACGCAGCCGCAGCCATTCCTGCCCTCGCATTTTCTGCCGCCAGTTGAGCATAACCAAGTCTAAGCCGATCTGCCGCCTCGTTCGCGGCATTGATCTGACCAGCCTGTTCAAGACCGAGGTGTGCACCAGACGAAGCCGCATTGACGAAATCAAGCGGCGTGAATGAGGTCCACGGTGGTGGTGGAGCAAGCGCCATATTAAAATCCTCCCGGTGGAAGTAGCCCAAGCGGGTTATCTCGGTTTGTTCTTGTCGTTGTCACACCGGCAGCCGGTCCCCATCCCGATCCTCCAGCATTCACAGCCTGCGCGTACCATGGCATGGTTGATCCTGTCCCGCCCGACGGCCTGCTCATCTGGCCCAAATATCGGTCGAATAATTGTTGTGCATATGTGCCAGCCGATGCCGGATTCGGAGCCGCCGCATTGACCGCATTGGTCGCGTTTATTTCCGTGTTCAGCGAGGCTGATTGCGCCGGACTGACTGTCTGAGTCGCCGATACAGACGGAACGAGACTCGCATAATCTCCAATTCCTCGATGTATCAAATCTTCGGTCGCCAGACCAACATCACGAGGATAACGATTCATCGCCAATCCGCTTCCTGGCATTCCGCTGGAAACTCCGAAACTCGCCGCCGCATCGTTGATCGCCGCTAAAGTTTGCGGTGAGAGGTGCCCGGTCAATTCTGACATTAAAGCACCTGAAGCCGCTGAATTGGTTCCACTCAAGTTCGGATAAACCGAGTTGAGTGATGGACCGTTGACACCCGGAATCGGCCCAACTCGACTTCCATAAATATCCGATGGCGATGCCCCACCGCCGGTTCCGGTGACTATCAATGGCATTCCGCCTATTGCATTCCAAGCTGGTGTCGGCATAAATTAAAAGCACCTCTGATTTCCAAGGCTATGTTGATTATGTCCCAATGCGTTCAATTCCACCGGGATTTGTGTTTCCGGATTTGCTTCTGCCAATTCCTGATTCAGCTCATCGACCGCCGTCATCAGAAATTCCCGTCCCTTTGCGCCGTCCTCCGCTTCCTCAGCACGAATACCTTGAATCGCAAATTTCAGCGCCAAAGTGTTGTCGATGAGAACAAGATCAGTGTCGGTTTTGACCGGGATATATTGCAACTTCACTAATGCAATCACCGGCTTTGAATCGTCTGAACAATTACTCTGACAGGAAAGAGATAAACGGGACCGAAGATAATTCGGATGCGTTTCGGACGGTTCGTAATACGCAATGTCCTCGAGTACGCTGGACGAACTGTTCCAGGCATAGAGACGAACCGGACCATTGGTTTCATCTTTTAACACCCTTTCGATACGACGAACATTGACCGGAGTTTCCACATAGGGAGCGCGCAGAATCAGTTGAATCCCGTCTTTCCATGGACCAACTCCTTTGGTCATCAATCGCTGGCCGTTGTCGTCCTCACCAAAAATCCAAATGCTTTTGTTATTATCCAACGGTGATTCATTGTAAGCGCGAATGGTCCTGCCATCACCAAGCACATCTTGGAATACCGGGCATCGGCTTTGGTTCACCATCGATCCCCTGCGTCCGAGCCAGCCCCACCATTCATTAGCATGCCAGCCGTGCCTACGTTCGTAAGGCAGATAGTCATACCAGACGTTATTGATGGGAATGTGCCGGTTGCAGTAATTTAACTGCCGCACCTGTCCCACATAGCGAGGCCAGACGACACAACCATTTCGAACACAGGTGTATATTGGAACAATTGTCCCTTCCCAATCGCCTCGGCGCATTAGTCGTTCGGTTGACTCGTTTAAGAGACGTTTGAACTCGTTACTGTTTGGAGACACACCAGCGATATTCGCCGCCGAGGTTTCTTTAAATGCGCCAAAGGTTATCATGGGTTAGATACGTTAATCCACGGGTGCCACGAAATCGATCTTCGAAACTTCTACCGCCTTTAGTCGCCATTGAATAATTCGGCAATGGCCGGTCACTCTGAGTTTGACCTGAAACGAACTACCTTCGCGCAGCGGTAAATTGTTCGTTTCGTCAAACGATTCTGCCGTCGGTTCGCCCAATCCAAAAGCATAGCGATAACCTGGATCATCTTTATTTGGATCGAACGTGGTCGAAAACGATTTCCATGCCGTCCATTCAGGCGCCTGATCTGCTTTGAAAAATGTCTCAAAATAAACTGTGTGTCGTTCGGTGATCGGCGTGCCAAACAATGTCTTATCCAACCGATCAATTCTCAATTCCCCGTCAATCAGTCGAAGGTAATTTCGCTTTCTCGGGTCTTGCTCGTTGAAATTCAGCGCCGCGCTTTCATATTCCCAAACAATTTGGGTGTCGTCTTCGTCCTGAAATTCACTATCGGCGCTCTTGAGGATTTCCCACAGTTCGATCTTGTCCAAGTCCTCCGATACACAGATGGCGAACAGCCTTTCGACACCAGCAAACGAGCCTTTTACCAATTTGAGAATATTCAAACCATCCCAAACACCGTCATAGATAGAGGGTGCCTTCCCACGTAGCGAACTGACTGGATCGAAATTCAAGGCAACCAATTTCGTCCAATAAACTCCAAAGTTGCATTGAACTGGCCCGGTTGTCTGGAGCATTCGATTATCAAAATCAGCCCCGCTTGCGAACTGCAAAAGACCTGAATTGTCTGCGGCAATAATCGGGTCAACTTCACGCGAAATCGGCACGTTGCCCCAAACGTCGAAATCCCGCCGTCCCTGAATATAAGATGCAAACCCAATCAATGATCGCATCATCACATCGCTATTTGCAATCAGGGTTGAATCCTGACCGGTCCCTCCGAAACCCTTTAACCCCTCGCTTTGAATCGGGTTAACCATATTTTGCCACGTCGTTCGATCAACAGGAGCGTTACAGGTGAAAACGATATTGGGGGTCAATATCGCCAGCGGCCCTTGCCCAAGCGACGCATCCAGCACAGACGTAAAAATCATGGCGCGAATGTCGCCCACTTGTCCCGGCACGCGAAAATTTCCACCGCCCGCAAGTCTGTCATTCTCCTGAACTTTCAGCACCGCATCACGCTTGTTGTACGCGGCCAGACCACTCGATCCTCCTACAATATCGCCGCCGATATAACTGATTCCATCTGTGAGGGCTTCCCAAACTCTGCCAAGCCCGTATGCCCCCATCCTTCCAGCTGGTAGCTCAGATATGGTATCAACGCTGGTCGCGCTTGCAGGCGTGGCACTGCCGGTGAATAAATCCCCCTGAGTTGCATTCACATTCAAAAAAACCACTTGATTCGATGGTTCGGGCGTTCCAATGGCAGTTATTTGGTACTGCTTATTGTTGATAAAAACGTTCTGTGGAATCGATCCTGTGTAGGGAAGATCGAACAGTGCTGTCACTGTGGAGTTTATTGCCGGCGCATTGATTGAGGCATTCAAATGTGCAACAAGCGACGAATTTGAACCTGAAGTAAGAACGGGGTAGTTGATATGAATATATCCGCCCGCCCCCGCTGGTATGGGCACATCGAATGTAACAACTATTGAATAATAAGGATCGCCTTCGATTGGAAGTCTGGACTCAGTAATTGTGCCAGATCTCAATTGCACATTTGAACCGTCGCCACTATGTGAAAAATCGATCTGCACCAATACTTGGCCAAAATTTGGAGCCGGAAACCCATTCAAATCAATGCGCAGACTTGGGTGCGAACTCAATCCGCTTATCGTAATCTCGTGCGCCGCTGTTCCTACTATGTTTGCCGTAACAACAGAGCTGTTCGCTGCCTGAGTCGATCCTGCCGTATCGTTGATATTTTTTAGAGTAACTGGATAACCCGTGAAGCTTCCGCCTGTCCCAACGGCTTGAAACGTTCCGATTGGCCCACCCGCTGGCGATGTGAATCTCAATGGAACATCAAATGGACCTGAGAATGTGCTATTAAGAGTGACGTTTACCGTGATTCCCTGTGCCGGAGCTGTAAAGTTTGTGTTCACCGTAGCAACTTGAGCCGATTCACCAACCGACCGGCGCGAAGAATTTCCATCGAAGAAAATTGGCAAATTCAAACTGTCGTTAATAATCATCCATTTCTCCGCCTGCCACATCCAAACCTGTACTGCAGTTGCCGAATTGTTATCTCCCGAAATACCAATTTCAGAAGCCGTCGCTGAATTCGACACAATGTCCAATTTGAACAACCTTCCACTGATCGACAAAATAATGGATTCAGTGCCAAAATCCGGTTTGTAGTATTGAGCCCCTTGGAATAATCCACTTTCCAATGCGCTTTGAAACAGACCGCCGCCAAAATCTATAGGAATTTTAACGTAAGCTGGTCTATGCGTTGGAAATGTACCTCTCGCGGTTACATTTCGAGCAAAGGCCAGTTGATTGCGTTGCAGCAATAGCGGGTCAATCCCCGCATTCATTCCCGCCGAGGCGTCTCGTATTACGTCCAGAACATATTTTGCCTCTGATGGCATTTTATTGATGCCGCAGCGCTGTACGTAGTTGGTTGAGCTTGAATGCCACCGCCGCAATCCACGCGGTTTGGTCCAGATTGGTTACATTGAATTCCATGAATCCATCGCCTTCAGAAAAAGCGGTGACACTGCTGGAAACAAAACCAATCGTCTGGCCGGCAGTGCCGGTGTTCCCTCCAGTGATCGCACTGCCAGCCACGGTCGCGCCATAGGTTCCGCAATTGGAAGTCGTCAGCGCCACTGCTCCGCCGGTGACAGATGATCCATTGACCTGAGCTGTGAGAGTCGCGAGTTTCGACGACGTAGATGCAATTTTACTGACGCGAAATTGAACACTGTTGAGCGTGAATGCGAATGGCACCGCAATTGCCGCCTGAAGCGAGTTGGCTGTAATTCCTACCAGGCTGACCGGAATTATCAGTGTGCTCTTCGCTAGACTGACGGGGATTGTATCTGACTTGGTTCCACCAGTGTTGTCGGTAAATGCGGTGAGCAAATCAAGATCTGAAGAAACGGTGTAATGGCCAAGACCGGGCGCAACAATTGATCCAGCGACTATCGTTTGGCCAACCAGAGAGTCACCAACCATGCCCAAAAAAGTTAAATCGACACTGGTTGCCCCATTGATAAAAGAGACCTCGAAATTTCCAGTCGTACCTCCGTCGCTGACAAACAGATTTTTCCCTTCCGTCATCCAGCTCGTATCACCGACCGAAACCGTTACCGAACCGCCAACGGAGGGAATGATGAAGTTTGCAGTCGTTACCGTTATCGCGCTAGCTCCGGTGCTCCCCGGCACATTGACTGTTTGAGTTTCCGAACAGCATGGCGTGCAAGGCGTAGGCGAACTCATAATCACGCAATTTTTAACATGCCATAAATTTAATTACTATATGTAGTATGTTACACATTGTGTAACACATAGTTTAGTATTTGTAGCCTTGGCTTATGATATTCTGGCCGCAACGTGGCCGACACTCAACCAGCGCGTTCATTCACAAAATACGGTCTCAGTTGGAGGGCCGATCAATACGACCAACTCAAGGTCGAAATGTGGATGATTCAGAAAGGGGGACAGTGGAAGGATAAAAGCGGTCGCATTTTCGGCAATGGCCTCAGTTTCCATTTCGAGGAAATGCGTAAACTCCTATGGCCGCACATGGACGATCACCGATGGCACAATCTCTGCCGCGATGAACTTCTTAGAAATAAAATCACAGTGTTGATGGGGCCGGGGTCTAGCGGAAAAACTAACGGAGCTTCCTGGGTTTTCCTTTGCGAATATCTTTGTTTCCCGCAAGAAACGCTTGTGCTCGTCTCTTCGACGGACGTGCGCGGACTGCGTCTGCGCGTTTGGGGTGAGATTTCCGACCTGTGGCAAAAGGCCAAAGATCGATTCGATTATCTTCCCGGCAATTTATTGGACAGCCGGATTGCCATAACCACCGATACCTTGGAAGACAATGAGGTTGATGAGGCCAAGCGAGTGCGCGACATGCGCAAAGGCATCGTCGGCATACCAACTATTCAAGGCAACAAATCTGTCGGCCTTGGAAAATGGGTGGGCGTCAAACAAAAGAGAGTGCGATTGCTCGCCGATGAAGCGCAGTTAATGGGGCCAAGCTTCCTGAGCGCATTCGCAAACCTGAACAAGAACGAAGATTTTCGAGCTGCACTCTCCGGAAATCCAATCGACATCTCCGATCCCCTTGGCATGGCCGCTGAACCTATCGACGGATGGGGCAGTTACATGGATGTGGAAAAAACCACCGTCTGGCAAACGCGATTCATGGGCGGCGTCTGTGTTAATCTGATTGGGACCGATTCTCCCAATTTCGATCTGCCTGGACCCGCCCGATTCAAATATCTTATCAGTCGCGAAAAGATTCAGGAAACGCTCTCATTCTTCTCCAAAGACTCTCCCGAGTATTACTCCCAATGCGTCGGCTCTATGAAGATCGCGATGATGGCCCGCCGCGTCATCACGCGCAAAATGTGCCGCGACAATCATGCGCTCGACATGCCGCGCTGGTTGAACGACGACCGTAAGCGCATTGCCTCCCTCGATGCTGCTTACGGCGGGGACCGATGTATGTTTGGTTGGGGTGAATTCGGCACCGACATCGAAGGGCGTCAAATCCTGTGTGTCTATCCGCCGTTCATAGTTCCCATCATCGTAGGCAAAGACGAACCAGAGAACCAGATCGCCCGATGGGTAAAACATAAATGCGAGGATCTGCGCATTGAGCCTGAAGATTTCTTTCACGATTCCACCGGACGCGGCTCGCTCGGTACCGCCTTGGCTCGTCATTGGTCTGCCGCCTGCAATCCTATTGAATTCGGCGGCAGGCCCACAACCCGGCCCGTCTCGCTTGATATGTTCATTCACGATGAAGAGACCAGCGGCATGCGCCTAAAACTTTCGGACGAACATTATCACAACTTCGTCACTGAACTGTGGTTTGCCGTGCGCTACATGATCGAATCCGGCCAGCTTCGCGGGCTTTCAGATGATGTAATGGATGAGGGCTGCAAACGCGAATGGGATTATGTCCCTCGCGGCGGAGTAAAAGTCATTCAGGTTGAACCAAAGGAGGACATGAAAGTCCGCACCCGACAAAGTCCGGACATGTTTGATCAGCTCGCAATTCTGGCTGAAGGCGCACGCCGACGCGGATTTCAAATCGCCAAACTGGCAAAAGAAACCGATCAAAGCGATTACGACTCATGGCTTGAAGAAGAGGCTAAGAAACAGAGTGACATATTTCAAAGCGCTATGCTTGAACACAATTGATTTATGCTGTGGCTAAAAAATCTAACCAATTGCCCTCCCGGAGAATTTTATTACAAACAAGCCGAAGCTGGTTCTCATACATTCGGCCCTTCGCCACTCATAGGACAGGTTGCCAGTATGGTCAGCGAATTTCGCCGAGGCAATTCACTTCCGCGTTCAGACGGCCAATCCTGCATGGTTGATGTAATTCAATTCACCGTCTCCCGTCTCGATCCGCGTAGCGAATGGGTGATTGAAACCGACCAGAATATAACCGCACTGCTACCTCAACCGAGCGGTGGCTGTGCGGGGTGTGGTGCAAGCGTATGAGCCTGATGGATACATTGCGCAAAACTTCAAAAGGTGCAGCCGTCATCACCGACTGGCTCGGGGCGGGGGGCAATCCAGTGTCTCTAGAGCAAGCCGATCGTCGTGCGCGTTCCTGTATTGGATGCCCCAACAACGTTTCTCCCAATTGGTGGAACAAAACAACCGGAAGTATTGCCGCCGCCATGCGCGATATGCTGGCCATCAAAAACGATTGCCAGATGCACATCGCTGTTGAAGACAAACTGCATGTATGCCGCGCCTGCGGATGCTGTCTTCCTTGCAAAATTTGGGTGCCGATTGTGCATATAAGCAAGATGTTGGACAAACAAACCGTTTTAGATCTCCCATCTCATTGCTGGATGAAACAGGAAATCTGTGAAGGAACCTCGTTATGATATTCTCCGACTGCTCCAAAGTCCTCGCCACTATTCGCGCGACCGACGAAGCCGCCCGAAAGCAGGGCAACAATCGCGCCAAAATCAATCAGATTTTCAACGGAGCTCCACTGCTTACAGATGAAGATGCCAAAAAATTGGGACTGAAGATTAATTGCAATTTTGGTGAAGCCCCGGTTCTTGGCCAGCATGGCCGACGCCAATATCAAAACGCTTTTCTTTCCCGCAGCAATTTTTTTACCGTGCGCCTACCCGATGCCCCACCCGAGAAGCAAGCGGATTGGAGCGCATTCATTACCAAGCGCATTAATAAACCGCTAAAGCGATCTCTCAAATACTTTGAACTCCAGCGCTCCAAATGGGCGGCTGTGCTTCCCCATGGTTATGCTCCGTGTCTATACCCAGACAACTATTGCGTGCAGCCAGATTTTGTTCCTCTTGAAGATTTTCGTTTTCCGACGGATACCCGATGCGATTTGTCCAATCTTCAATGGTTCGCTGTTCGAAAGCCTTATACTGAAGGCGAATTGTCGCGGAAAGTCTTTGGCGGCAGCGGTAGGGGCTGGAACAAGCCTGCGGTTACCCAAATGTTGGACGCCGTTCACAATCAGAACTGGGAATCCAACTCTCCAAAGTGGGCGGATAATCCCGAAAAGATGGCTGAACTCATCAAGCAGAATGGCGGATTTTATTCGGGTGATGCCGTGCCGACAATTCCACTCTTTCACTTCTATTTTCTAGACGATAGTGATCGCAAAAATCCCGAATGGCGCTTGCGCATTGTGCCGGACACAACTGCGCTGTCCGCGCCAACCGATAAGTTCATTTATGACGGCGGAAAACGTTGTGCCGCGAAGAAAATCGAGCATCTGTTGCAAATGCAATATGGCGATCTCAACAACAAGCCTCCCTTCCTGATTCACAGCATTCGTGCCCTCGGATTTCTCGTCATGGAACCGATCTTTCATTCCAATCTGCTCGATTGCCGGTTTTTGCAGCATGTTCATGAGCACATGAACGCCTGGATTCGTGTTCAGGATGCGCAAGGCAAAGCGCGCGCTCAAAAAGTGGACCTCTATAACATGGGGGTGATTCCCGATGGTGTGTCCATCGTGCCACAAACCGAACGGCATCAGATCAATCCTCAAATCGTCGCCATGGCCAAGCAGGGAATGAGGGAATTGAAGCAGGAAGCGTCTCTTGCCTACACACAAGACAGTGAATCGCGTCGGAACACCGAAGAAACGGCCACTCAAGTCATGGCCCGAATCTCACAGGTAAACGCGATGATGAGCGGGTTGCTCGGCACAGCTCAACAATATGAAACTTTTCAGTATGAAGAAACTTGCCGGCGGTTTTGCCTACGAAACTCAGAAGATCAAGACGCCAGAGACTTTCAAAAAGCCTGCCGGGAATACGGCATCCCATCCGTTTGGATAAATAGCGAAATGTGGGAAGTCGAAGTCGCTATGCCGCTCGGAAACGGAAATCCAACCATGGAAATCGCGCAGGGCAACGCGCTCATGGAACGCCTGCCTGCCTTCGATACGACCGCGCAACAGGAAATCAAACATGAATGGCTGATTGCCGTCACTGGCGATCCGAAAAAGGCCGAACGATGGGCACCCGTCGGACAGCAACGCGGACTTACCGATGCTCAGGAACACGCTGAACTCGCCTTTTCCACCCTCATGCTCGGGGTTCCCGTCCAGCGCCGACAGGGATTGTCTCTCATCGATCAGATTTCAACCATGCTTGGCAGTATGGCGGGTGTTATTGCCAGAATTGAACAGACCGGCAACATGGCGAGGCCCGATGAAGTTATCGGGCTCAAGAATTGCGAATCATATACCGCCCAAATGATTGACCAACTCGCCCAGGATAAGCAACAGATGCCGATTGCCAAACAATTCGGCCAATCGCTCGGTAAATTGATGAATGCCGTCAAGGGATTTGAGCAACGATTGGCTGAACAAATGCCAAATGGCGAGAATGGCGCGTCCGAAATGGCGATGACCCAGGCCAAAATTCAATCCATGGTCACCCAGGCTGTTACTAAAGCCAAAATCTCAGAACAAAACGCGAATCTCAAGAACCAGCATAAGGACGAATCCTTTGTCCGCGAGCAGCATCGCAAAGATTTGCAGACGGAGCACGACGAACGAAGAAAGGATGCGGCCGCCTTTGGAGAAATCCAGCGTGAAAATATCAAGGCAGTGCATAGTGCCAGCACTGAAAACGGAGAATAGAGCATTATGGCAACAATCATTTCAATGCCTGATGGTCGGTTGGTCAATTTTGATAACGTTTTGACCGTCGGTCAGGAAAACAAATCATTGAATCTCTTGTTTGTTAATGGAAAGTCCGAGCGTGTTGATTATGCCAACGCATCCGATGCCGCAACTGCTCTGGCCGGTCTGCTGGCATCTACAGGCGGAACGTCTTCAATTCGTGGAATGTTCTATCTGACTCCGAACTCCGCTCTTGCCGGCGGTGGTGCGGCGGTCACAGTTGTTACCGGCGTTGGGTTTACAAAGGATTTGGTTGGAGCAAATTGGACAGGAACGATCACCATCGGCGGAGATTCTACCGCTGCGACTTATGTAAACGATACCACCCTGTTGTTGTCGTGGAATACCGGATCTCCCGGCTCTGTCGATGTTGTCTATACTACCGCTGATGGGCAGGTTTTCACCCTGCCGAATTACTTCGTTTACGAATAACTTAAATCACCCTAGTCTATCAGTATGAAAACTCTCAGGCCCACCGGTTCAAATGTGCTCGTTAAACTGGTCGATCCCAACCCGGAATCTCTCTCCATTCAAATCCCCGACGAATTCAAGCAGCCATCTCAATGCGGCGTGGTTGTCGCCGCTGGCCCCGGCTCAGAACAATCGCCCATGATTGTCAAAACGGATGATAAGGTCATCTTGCCCAAGATTGGCGGCACTGACCTTGAGTACGACGGCGTAAAATATCGCTTGCTCAGACAGGATGAGATTTTGACGCTGGTGGAGGCATGAAAATCGGAGACGACGAACAAAAGCGCGTCTCTTTGCCTTTAACTTTTTATACGTTCTGCAAGCATTGCATCGGCAGTTTGGTATGCACATTGCGCCAATGCCTCGGGTGTATCTGATGGCCACGTTCTTTCTGATGGCCACGTTCTTTCTGATGCTTGCGACAGAATTCCCACCATAGCCCTCGCTGCAAAGTAATCGCGTAGTGACATCCCTTGTGATCCTTGAAAGTTTTCCAAGACTTTCCCGGTTATCTGAGACACTTTTGATACGCCGCCGTTCGGAAATGCTGGACCGCCGCCAATCTTTGTGTTCATAAATCTCCACACGGTTTCTGCCGTTCAATCACTCTGATAACTGAAGTCCTATGCCATTGCGCATTCATCCGCGTTTTTGCGCCTTCCTCATTCAGTTTCGCAGCAATCATACTCGTTGTATAGCCCTTGCTCTTTAATTCCAGCATTCGACTGACAATCGGCTTCTCTTCATCCTTCGAACCAAACGCGGTTATTCCCTCGCATTTGCCGTTCTGTTGCTTAATACGCATCCGAGCCAGCCTTAGCTTATGCACAAGCACTGTCTTTTCCCATTCGGCAATAGCGCCTAAAAACTGCCGAAACAGTTTCTTTGTCGGGTCATCCTCATCGCTAACAATCAAATCCGCCCCCAAATCCACCGAAATTACTTTGGCTTCTATCTTTCTGAACTCTTCAAGCGCGATCTCACCCACCATCAAATTACGGGCCAATCTGTCCGCGCGCTCAATCAACATCACACGCACGCCATTGCCCGCCATTGCCAGCATCAGAGCCGACAGCCCAGGTCTATCCAGATGATCCTTGGTTCCGCTCACCCCTTCGTCTGAAAATTCCTGAACGATCTCATATCCGTGATTCACCGCGAAGGCCTCAACCTTTTCCCGCTGGCGTTGCAATCCGTCGCCCTCGACTTGAGACATTCCAGACACCCGCAGGTAAGAAAATGCTTTGGTCATTGTGTTATCCTCTCTGAAAGCGTGACGACCCATCGCATGCCTGCAAGTTACGATGCTGGCCGGCACACGGACAGACCATCACGCTTTCGGAATTGATTTTCCACTGAACCAGCATCGTGCTGACACAGTATCAGGTCAGGGGAGTGAAGTCAATACGATTTCATTTAGGCGTTCTACGATTCTGCCTTTATTACATTCGTAAAGCCCGCTGCTGGCAAAGGCGTTCAATTCCAATAGATAGTATTCTTTGCCGTCCGGCACACCACAAATATCCACGACGAAAACGGGATCCGGCCTCCACTCTACTTGTAGCACTTTTCGGCAACATTCCTCAGCCTCTTTAGGAACTGATGGCATATTGGTAAGCATCCCCTGCATTTTGTAGGTCGATTTCGCAATGATCTCTTGTTGATAGCAAACAAACCTGCCCTCCCACCAAATGTTTTTGGGAGATGAAACCAAGCAGAGCGAATGCAGTTCCTTTTCGTTCATCCTTAAAAACTCGTCCAAATCTTGTATATCCAACAACTGCGCCTGATACGGCTTTTCTCCCGAATCCGGTCTGACAAAAACAATACCCTCCTTGCCGAGTACCTCATAAACCATCCATCTCTGGCGACCCAATTCCGATAGCGTCATCAGCATGTATCGGTCATTGAAAAGCAAGTCTCCGTACTGTGTGTAATATTTCGAGCATGAATAATTTTGAAGCGTTGGGAACAGAACGTCATTGCAAGCGAAAGGCAAGTCTTCACGGATAATATTCAACATGGCAATCGAACCATTAAGAATCACTCGTTCGTCTCGATCCCTGTTCGCAAGGATTGACTTCGAGTAATCGTCTTTAATTTCAATTAGCTTCGACCCGCTTGACCTGATCGCGTCAATGAGTTCGATGAAGCTTTGCTCCTTTGCGTAGTTCTCAACTATCCAAATCGGATTAATAGAGTGTGTCATCTGGAAATTGTGTCAGTGCGATATTCAGGCGAGGTTTCCCGAAGATATTGATCGGCGGCTTCCGGACCATTATCCTCCAATTCTTTGACATAACCAATCTCTCTCGCCCCAGGTCCTCCCAAATTCTTAAGCCTCTCCCTACGTGCTGCTTGAGCCTTTCGATTCCTTGCCCTTCTCATTTCCAACGAAACCTTTGATCGATACTTCTCCCCATTCAACACCAACCATCCCTCCTCAACCGATTTAATGCGCCTGCCTTCAAATTCCTGATGCTCCAGGCGCCGCTTATCAGGCGCCGCCAATACCTTCAGAGCCTCCATGACCTCCAACTCCGTCTTGCGCGATTTACGAGCCAATTGATAGGCGTTAAATCTCACAATATGATCCGAGTCTTTAACCGCAAGCATAGTCATAAAGACTTTCACAACATTGTCCGGTTCATCCCAAAGGCTCGAGTCAACAATCCCAGACCAAAGCGGCGCCCATGTGTTCATACAATCGATAGTGCCAACATGGGGACAATACCCCACAAATACACCCATGTCATCGCCAAACGCTGACTATTTTGACAAATGTCATCGCATGTCATCGCATGTCATCGCAGGGTAAGCGCATACAGATACATATACAGTACAGAATGATGACTGATGGGTTGCTCGTCAGTTTTACAAAAATGGCGCGCTGATTAAAAGAGGGAGTCTCAAATTAAAATCTCATTGGCAGCGGACCCTCCCCGGGTGCCATCCGCCCCCACGGTCCCGGCCAGAAAAAGAGATTCCTTACCCTGTTTTATACTGACACACTGACACACTGACACTCATCCCGCAGATTGTGTGTCACTTGCCGGCGGGATTGTGGGTTGAATGGGCTCAGGATCGAATTGTGGCAGGGTTAATGATGCTTTCGTACTCGAGGCTTTAGGCTTCAGCGAGCCAGGCATTGGACGCCCAGCCAGTAATCGCTCTTGCTCGGCAAGGCGTGCTTGGGCTGAGGCGAGCCGATCAAGCTTCATTGGGTCTTTCTCTTTCTCGATCATTGAATCAATCCTATCAAGCTGTTTTCGCACGCGCACGAGTCTGGATAGGATGAACTTGCTATCCTCGGATTCTGGAGTAGCAACTGGTTTGGGGTTTTGCTGTTGTTGCAAGGCCGCTAGTTTCGCTTCCATGGCCTCTTGTTCACGTCTTAGCTTGTTCTGACGGCGTGCTTCGTGGGATTTAGCGGCGAATTCTCTCGCATTGGCTGAGTTAATGCGAGGAACGAGCTGCATTTAGCGTTAAAATAGCGTGAATGAGCTGGGAGGAAAAGGCAAAATTGAGCATAACAAAAAAGTATAGTCGATTCTATTTATTGTATTGACAATAATTCACCCTGCTGCCATATTGAGCGCGTAACAAAGAGTTACAACCGACCGGGCGGTTCCCGGACGTCAAAGAAAGACAGACAAAATGAATCAAGTATCTGAAATCAGAATGAAGAGCGGTATCGGCAGGATTTGGGAAGCGCGGGCAGGACAATTTAGCTTTGCCCATCCCGATGGCAGTGAAGGTTCTGGGTATGAAACATTTGAGGAGGCGGAATCGCAATTGCAGGACTGCGAATTTTATCATGTTTATGAGTCGAAAAAGCTGTGTGAGTTGCCAGATAGTGCCTTCACGACTGGGGGCTACGTAAACACTCTCGCCGTGAATGCTGGTTATGTTTCTGGAAAGCAGTGGGCAAATGATAAGAATTTGTGGGAGGTTAAACTGTCGGAAGCAATTGAGCTTTTGTGAACACTAAATCTTCCAACCTTATGAAAATACAAAAATGGAACAGCGCGGCGGAAAATGCGGTGACACCGGCGATCCCCGCCACCGTAAAAATATGCATCACTCGCTGCGAGCACTGCGGGCTTGAACGGGAGGGCGATTTGGGCGGTTCTTGCCCTCGATGCGCCCGCACTTTCTTGGTCGCGCGGTTTATTGATTTGCGACGAGAGCAACTCAGTGAGTTTCGCCGAAATATTGGGAATAGCTGACCGAGGAACTGGAAGAGCAGTTTTGACTGCCGCCAAACGAAACGTCATCGCTTCAATGGGGCCTCGGTCAGCCGAGACTAAATCATCATGAACAAACTCTCTTGTCAAGATCGTTGCCGGGTGCTGGCTTTGCCTTGGTTTCAGTCTGTCACATTTTGATGAAACCCAAATCTTCCAAACGCGGTCGCCCGCCATTGCCAGAAGGTGAGGCGGCGACTGAACAAATTCAATTACGTGTGCAGCCAGCGCGACGGAAGGCTTACATGCTGGCTAAACTCCGCGCATCGCCTGATCCCAAAAAACCGATCTCGCTGGTGAAGTGGATTTTCAATGAGCTCGACAGGGCGGCGGGGTACGAGGCATCAGCCAGAGACGCGGTTGACGCGGTTTACGAGAATGCGACTCGTACTGTTCCACGATCATAAACTCCGGTCAATGATGATCTCGACTGACTAAGTCTCCAAAGATCTTCAATCCGCAAATTTTTGGCGATGGTATTACGCTTCATGGCTTGTGGGTTTGCGACGTGGATGCAAGGATTTTGTGCGGCTTAAAGCATCTGGCGATCCATTGCGCGAGTGCGTGAGGTATCTTCGCAATTTCGGCTGAGGCTTTTTTGCGCTTTGGTGATTTTGATCCATGCATTCTTCCTAAAGTGTTTTTTCCTAAAGGCTCTCCGTTTGGAGTGAAGCCATTTACGCCTTCAGTCCCGCAATCGCGGGTTGTGAAACGAGTGCCATTCCCAATATCAGTTCGCCGCCCGCTTTCGCTTGCGACTTTGACGCCGGCATCACACAATCGTTTCACTTCTCGATCTTCCCAACGCCGTGCCGAATTGTTTCCGGGTAGTTTCGTTCCTTCGGCCTGTTTGCCCGCAATGCGCGTGAAATCTTGGCCGCGAATGGATTGATCCGACCAGTTCATGCCCACCGTTTTGTTGCCTTCGCCTTTCCATGAATGGTTTGGATTGTAATTCTCCCGCGTTGTATCCCAAAAGCCTTCCAGCGTTTTACGATACTTCGCTGGTATCGGCATCAACGCCGGCACATCTCCCCATAGGTAGAAGCTTCCAAAATTCCACCGCGCTTTGCCTACCCACTCTTGAGCACCGCGCACATTCTCAATAACAATTGGCACATAATGGCCAGCCGCCGCCGAGACTTCGCGCTGAATCCGAAAGCATTGGTTGAATAAATCAGTCAATCGCGTTCTTTCTGCCGGGTTCGCGAGTATCTTCCGCCGTTTCTCTTTGGCCTTAGTCCAAGGCATCGCCATATAGCTGAATTCTTGGCAAGGCGGACTGGCTACAATGACGTTTGGAACGCCGTATTGTTTGACGAGCTCGCCGCCATTGATTGAACGCACATCGCGTAGAACCAATGCGCCCGGATAACCGCCGTTGCCGTAATCGTGCGCTTCAATGTCGAACCCGATCGCAACATAGCCTTCGGCGATGAAAGCCTCTGACCAGCCGCCTAAACCGCAAAACAAATCGAAGACTAAAGGCTTCATACCATCGTGATAAGCACATGCGTTCCGGTTATCCCGGTCGTCACGACTTGGCTGTATTCCCATCGGAGTCTTTTGTCCGCATCGTCGAGAGCAAGCGAACTTGCTATGGCATCCCTGAGCGACTTGAGTCCAGATACGAGATTGTCGAAATCAAGCTCTGCACGGCGGTAGGATGTGATTGTAACGATGATTGCCACGCGGCCTTGGCGGCGAGTGCGATCTTTCGGCTGATTGTCCAGTGCATGTATCGCGTTCTGTTTGGCGACGGACTCAGCCAGTTGATCCACACGCTCATTACAAGCTGCTTTTTCGGCTTCCGCATTTTCAACTGCCCGTTTGTGAGCTGCGGGGCCGTAGAGCCGTGGATTGAGTCTTTGGGCTTCGTCCTGGGCGAGCGTTTTTCTGATGCAATCATCTGATATTCTTGGAAATCGTTGTTTAAGCTCTTCTTCGGTCATTTGAACGGATTTGTATTGTACAGTCCTTTGGGCGCAGCGAGTCCACGAGCGCGCGCTTCCTCGGGATTCAATTCAGGCCAATTGTAGTGACGTGGGCACAGCCGATCCCAAAGCCGATACTCACAGAGCAACGATCCAATGCGGCCGTAGCGGTGAGACGGGTTCTTTGACGCCGGCGCATTGCACCCCGGCACTTGGCAACGCGGTATGCCGTCATCAGCGATCACTTGCTGCAACCTATACCACAGCCGTTTTACCTTGGCGTACTTGGCCAGTTCCACCGATCTTTTGGCGCTGATAGGTGAGATGCGTTTATGCGGTTTCACGACAATTCCTCGATCCACCATTTAAAATTCATCAGTGTTTGCTTAATCGGCTGAATGTCGTTGGCACATATCCCCTTACATCGCCTATCTATCTCGGACAAAATATCCGTTATCGTAAGTTTATTTTTGCGCCGTTTGCTGTTTTTTATAAAGCATTGCTCTCCTGACATGCTTGCAGGTTTTGGTTTCACGGAATTGATGGTCTGCACAGGTGCATCTCTCTTGGTATCGTTTGGCTTCGGCACTGAGATCGACGATGTAATATTTTCCCCGGCGGCTCGACGACCTGACGAGGTACCGCGAGTCGCCGGGAATTTGCTGTACATCATTCTTCGTCCTCTTCGACACCTTCAGCCTTCACGGTTTTGATTTTGTGGTTAATACGAAAAGGCCCATCCGCTGCCAGCGTGCTCAATAGAGTTTGCTGCACGACGTATAGTTGTTGGTTTACGGATAATAGACCAATGTTTGCGCGGGTTTCTAGGCCGCCTGGTTTGTCTGGTTGTCGCATCACATTTTGTGAAGCAGCGAATGGAAATCATGGTCGGCTGCATATCAACACTTCCTCAAAATCGATCCGCCTATCGTCATTCTCAGGCAACCGCGCCTCGTAAAGACGCCGGAAAAACGATTTGCGCTGGCGCTTCGTCTTTTCATCGCCGAACAGCCCGTTCTCGACCGTCTCAGTGACAAGCATGGCGTGGATGCGTTCCAACGGTTGAAATCCGATGTGCTCTAGCAGGCGCATGGTATCGTCACAGAGCCTGACTCTTTTACCCGCTTTGCAATAATCTTTGAGAACTAAAATTAAATATCCGCCCGGCTTAATGCATTTAAAGCAGGATCGGTAAACAGCGTCCACGGCCTGCCAGTAAGTTTCGCCTGATTCATTCCCTATCTGTCCATTAGCGCCCCCGTACGCGTTGGTTCGAGGTTTGCTGCGTTGGCTTATCTCTTGTCGTTGCCCCGGCGTATCGCCAACGTCACCGAGGTTCGCCCCGCATCCCTCAAACGGCGGCGAACTCACAACACCATCGACGCTACCGCCTTTGAGTTGTGAGATTTGGCCAGTGGAAGTGCCGTAGCGTTGATCTGTGTCCTGACTTGCTGACTCTGCTTTGCGTCCAGATTGCTGGCCGGGTTTCTTCGCTGGCTTCGTGTTCAAACCGCCAGCGCCCGCGGCAATGTCAGAATATGGCGGTGAACTCACAACGGCTTGCACCGTTCCCTCTTTCAAAGTCTCAATGTTGCCAGCACTGCGATCACCGCCTTGGCCTTGGTAAGTGCGTTTGCCTACTTCGTCCGGGTTGCCGCAAGGATGCGTCCATTTACGGCCCGGAGCCGGTTTGTAGCCATTGACATTAATTCCGCCCCCGCCTTGGCCAGATGTGCCAGCATAAGGCGGCGATGATATCACAGCCTCAATTTGGCCAGATTTTAGGGAACCAATCTGACCGGAGGCCTCGCCATAAATATCCATGTGAGTATTGCCATTAGGCCCGCCGGGTTTCTTCACTTTGTCGGGATCAATTCCGCTCGGCCGATCAATTGAATCCGCATACGGCGGACTTGTAACTACGCCCGCGACTTTCTCAGCAAAACATCGTGAATCGCCTTGGATGATTCGTGGCAACGGCAAGCCCATATGTTCCCAATGCCGTCGATGCAGCGCAAAATTGTCATTTGCAAATGCTACGAAACGGCTCTCCAATTCCACGCCGACCCATTCTAACCCGCGATAAGCCGCCACGATCCCACCTGTGCCTATCCCTCCAAAGGCGTCCCCAACTCGATCACCTTTCTTCAGATAACCCATCGCCAAGCAATGGTTGAAAATCCTTTCGATGAGTCCGAAACTGAACTTTGCCGGGTGGGCAAAACTTGCTGGCGTGATCAGTCCTTTCCACGACGAATCGTAGCACCCCGTCCATTTTGTGACGTGAACAGCGTTCACAGACCCTCCCTTGAGTAGTGGGCTACTGTTCAAAAGTTACCTCCCAAAGTTGTTTTTGGCCGCGAAGCAAACTGTCCGTGTCAACGCGCGGGCGGCTTGGCACATTCCAATTTCCGCCGCCCCTCATACCTAAAAGAGAGAATCCCGCGCCGCGCAAGCTCGCCCCGGATTCTGTTGCCAGCGTGTATGTGATGAGGCGCTTGAACCCAAGGTTTACGGCAACACGACAAGCTGCGCGATACAGCATGGAACAAGCGTTTGGCGTGCCGTTTGTGCAGCATCGTGTTACCTCCAAGGTCAGCCCATTATCAAGCCGCCTCGCGACAGGACGCCCAACGATAATGACTCCTACAATTCTCTCTTCGCAACTCGCACCAATGGAAAACTTGTGTCCAACTACGGGCGAATGGTGCCGATGAACCGATAAGACGAAAGCGTTCGCCTCGTCCAAGTTTACGGGTGTCAGTTCGAGTTTCATTCAAAGTAGCCCACTATCATCCCTTGCTTCGATCTCCAACGCGCTTTGCGCTTCCTCTTTCTGGTTCTGATCGTCGCGGTCGTCGAGCGTGTCACCCATGATACATTTCAAGCACCACATGTCTTGTGTCGGCTCAAGCGGTCCGTGACAAATGCGGCAAACTCGCGTCGTGTTCATAAAATCGGTGCCGGTTTGGGATGGCTACTCGGCAGGATTAACCGACCTGTTGACCCGATAGCCCTATGCTCTGTCACAGCAAACCCACAGATGCACCGGCAAGCACCTTGTCTCGTTTTTTTAGGAATCGTTCTAGGCTTCACTTTCCATCCTCCCTATCCTCTGGCGACAGCGCCTCAGATTTTCCGCACAGCGCCGCCGTGAACACGACGATCACCACAACAGACAGAATCACAAACAACGAGTAGGCGAGTATCGGGGTCATGGAAAATTTTTGGATATTTGAATATGTCGATCCTTAACCTCTGGGTCGTTCATTACGGCAATTGGTCCACGCCGATAAAGATGACCTGCTATACAACAGGCCGCGCCATGCTCAGCACCGGTCACCCCAAGTCTTGCTACTTCAGGTATCTCAAACAGCAATTTGTCTCGTTCCTCGCGAATTCTAGCGATTTCTAGATCATCCTTTTCGGCCTTTTTGAAGTCGTATTGTTTATTCAAGTAGATGCGCAATATTTCCGCCGTAAGAATTGCGATGCATTGCTCATATCCGGGTCCAAGTCCTCCCATTTCAATTGTCCAAACAACGTTGCCTGCGTCCCATCGACGCAACCACTCTTGGGCGTTCTCGCCATATAACTCTTTGTCTTCTATTAATATGCTCATCGTGTGCGAATTATAGTTTCGGTTTTACACCTCAATGGCGTTAGGAGTTTTGACGCGGACGCCAGCTTTTGTTACTTTCCAAGCACGCACACCCGTCACTTTCATACCGGCGATAAGAAGGGCTTTGACTTCTGTGCGTCGGGGCTCGATTGAGACGCACATAGGGTGAGCACGAGCCAAAGCCCAAATATCAGTCACTTCAAAATCCCAATCCTCGCGGATGTTTTGGCCCTCGGCTCTGGTTGGTTTAATAGTCTGCGGGAGCGGGGCGTCCTCTTTGACTTTCTGATCGAATTTCTCAGCGATCTTATCCAAGTCATCATGGCTATTTGCCTTTGCCATTTCAGCAGCGCGTTGGCGCTCGATTTCAAGCAGTCGTTGATTCTCGGCCTGTTGCGCTGCACGAATCCTGGCTTGTTCAAGTTGTTCGTAATCGGCAACTATTCGGCCAAGGCGCATTTCCTCTTCCTTTAACTCCTTAACGAATTTCTTCGCCTCGTCATCAATCATCCGTCCAAAATCTAATATTGGCTCTTTGGCTGTTTTGCGTGCGGACTCTGCCAGCTTAAGCACTTTGGCAACTTCGATTTGTGCCGCGACAGCGTCCTTCTGTTCATCAGCGTTGGATACCTTCCCAACCAGGGCCCCCTTAACGAGCGCATTTTCTTTCAACTCGAAAGCGGCTGGCGTGAAACTGAATCGGCGAACCGCATCATTGCGAACAACCAAGGCTTGCTCACTCATTGATCGCCTTTCGCTTTAGCCAATCCCTTTTTAAGACCATCTTTTGATCGCATCAGCCGCTTAGCGTCTGCTTCGGCGATTTCGTCAAATGACGTGATCGAGTCCGCGCCGGGAATATTGTTCGTTTCCAGTGCCCACCTTTGAAAATGGCCAAATGTATAACCCTCAGTGACAACGAATTGTGCCAGGTCAGCTCGCGCACTGTTTGCTGGAGAATGGCCAGCGGGCGTCTTACTTGACGCTTGCTCATTCGATCTCGATTCCATGCGGCTGGATACCGTATCGGCGGCTTGTTTCTGATCCTGAGTATTCCGCGTTGCCTCAGAATCGCCGCTGGCCAAATCTTCAACGACGGCAACATCTACCAATCTATTTTGCGGCAGGTCGGATGCAGTGACTTCCACATTTGTTGGGAAGTCCATTTCGTCTCGGAGATATAACCCACCGATCTTTGATGGAAATGCCATGCGCAACGCATCGGCTTCTGCGCATTTCTGAATTTGTTCCGCTGCCTTTGCGCCCTGCCAAAACTGCGTGTCGTATTTTGGTTTGCGTTGAACTACAGACAACTTCGAATACACTGGCATCTTAGTCACTCGATGCACAGTTGCCCACCCTCCGAGAAGTTCTTCGCCTTCCAGAATAAAACAGGACTTGCGTTCTTGCTGCTCTCCGTTCTCGCCACGAACTACAATGCCGCTGTCCATGCCTTTATATTCCGCGTGCACCTCAGCCCGCTTGAGCAACGCTTGATGTGCGGTTATTTGGCTGAAGGTTGGAATAATGGTGCCGTTCTGATTTGAGTCATAGCCGACCAAATAGGCATCTCCTTCGAATGGGTTCAGGCCCTTGCCCTGGCAGAGCATCATGAACTTCATTGCGTCGCTGTCAGAGCACGTCCGACCGCTCTTAGTTTTTACGGCGCAAACGTTTTTTACGATTGCAATTGAGAGTTTTATTTTTTGCTCGCTGCCAAATGGAACGAATTCCATCGGCTTTTCTGATCTATCTACTTTTTCGATATTGCTCATAGGTTTTGTGTAGTCTGTGGCACCGCTTCTGTTGCTACGTCGATACTGTTCATAATCAGTGATAGATGAGTGCGTAGCCCACACAGAGCGCGATTATTATAAAGATGCCCGCCCCGATTATTGACGGTTCTTTCAAACATATCGCTGCGACAATGATCGTGAGCCAAATAAACGCTAAAAATGCTGCGAATAATTGTCCTCGATTCATGTTAATAGCGCCCTTTCGGGAATGCATTGTGTTGTTCAGCCGTCATCGCTGGACGAGGCAGGTCAGTAACTGGACGAAACTTATTTTGGCACCTCTCGCGCTCCGCATTTTCGATTTGCTCTCGCTTCTGTTCCTCCAAAAGCTGCCCCAATCTGCCGCACGCTCCGGCGTGCAATTCCTCGGCGATATGCCACGCCTGCTTGCAACGCACACTCTCAAGATGCAGCCGAGACACTTCCTCGCGAGCCTCGTTAATCTGTTGTTGTAGTGAGTTCATTTGGATGCAAGTTGTGATTCTTCCTCCGCACAACGCTTAATGTCAGCCATTGCGGCTGCGTCGCTTTCATAAAAGCGCACAGGGGATACTTTTATCGGCGATGACGCATTGTAAATGGCCATGGCCGCAAACTCGGACGAAGTGATAGACTCCAGATCGCTACCAGCTTTACCCGCCAAATGAATCACCCAACCGCCACGACAATGTGTAGTTTCGCACGAATGCCAGTTTGACATATCAAACGCATTCTCTCGGGAAACAGCTTCCAAAACCTTGGCATGAATGCGTTCAATTACTGGGATTGTGAGGATAGCTTTCTTGTTGTAGCAATCGGAGCAACCCGAGCAATCGAAGCAATCGGAGCAACCCGAGCAATCGAAGCAATCGGAGCAACCCGAGCAATCGGAGCAACGGGAGCAATCGGAGCAATCGAAGCAACCCGAGCAATCGGAGCAACCGGAGCAACCCGAGCAATCGGAGCAACCCGAGCAATCGGAGCAACGGGAGCAATCGGAGCAATCGGAGCAATCGGAGCAATCGGAGCAATCGGAGCAATCGGAGCAATCGGAGCAATCGGAGCAATCGGAGCAATCGGAGCAATC